CCCGCCGTAATCGTGGGGGACGACGTGATGTCACCGAGAGTCTGGGAGATCCAGAGAACCAGCCTGTAAATTGCACCATTGTTCCGCAGATTGAACATGAGCCTGCTCCTTCCGTAAAAGCCACACTGGAGAAAACTGTGTGGCTTCAGAGTAGCCGAGCGGGCTCAAGTGGTCAAAACGAGCGGGGGAAACGATAAGTGTAGGGAAGCGGGAGGGAAACAGCGGGATTAGTTGCAGCCGACGTCGTCTGATGCGCGTAGCACCTCCACGCTGAGGTCCATCGGGCCGACGAAATCCACCCACGTCCCGTCTACCGACCTGGCCTGTAAACTCACCCAGTATTCAGCGTCGGGACTCCACTGCAACTGAATGGTGCCGTAGATGGGCACCTTACTCGACTGGCTTGCCCATGTGGCGCTGTTCTGCACCATAGTGGAGTAGTGTTCATCCCCGTAGGCGGGTCCCGACACGACCACACGAAGTTGGACGCCGGCCTTGCGGATTCCGGTTTCCACCCGTCGTGCTCGAGCCATCGGTGAACTCTGACCGACCACGTTGACGTGCACGTAGCCCTGAATCCTGATCATGTCGCAGGACTCCAGATCATACACGAGCGTATCGGTGAGGGGCACCTTGGCCCAGTCACCGGACGTCGTGGAGTGATAGGTGGTCCAGCCCTCCACATACTCCGTATCCGACCGGACCCGGGTATGGACCTCGGAGGTAATGAACTCCGACGCCAGGATGGGCGACGAGACGAAGGACAGAATAGCGATGACCAGAAGCATGAAGTGTCTCATAAGAATCTCTCCAAGGGTTAATTTTGATTACTGAATAATGAGACTGTTACTGAAACAGTAAAGAAGCATTTTATAAAAGTCAACAAAAAAATCACAACTCTGGAAGGGCCAGGGTGTGGAACGGGCGGCGATAGGCGGCAGTGGCGGCGACTCGAGTGAACCACCGTGAGACGTGAGGCAGAATCACCCGTGTTCCGACCGCACCACCGGTGACGTCGTAGGCGACGAAGAGAGCGTCTCCGTCACTGAAGACAGACCGAGTGATAACACCGTAGTCAATCCGGTCGATGACGTGGCCTGTCCGACTGACGACCACTACTTCGTTGCCTGCTGCAGCGTAGATGTAGCGGCCGTCTGAGTGTACCGAGACCACTTCAGAGCCAGGGTCGATCGTCCAGACGACAGAGCCATCATCTGGGCTGAATGCCGTAAGATACTTCCCGGCTGCGGCTGCGTGGCCCGCTATCAGCAGATCCTGATCCAGCGCGATTGAGTTGACCGTAGCACCGACGACCACACTCCAGTCAACCGTTCCGGCAAGATAATCGAGGCGCCGAAGTTGGAATCCTCCTGCTCCAGCTACGCCACCCATGAACACGTAACGACCGTTCGAAACTACTTGATTGACCGCCGCTGAATGGTCATAGCCCCATGTTGCAGGGCCAGCCAGTGACGGCGTGAGGGCAATTACCCAGTCACCGCTGGTGAAGGAAGCGCCACCGCTACAAGCGAGGATGACCTGAGTGCTGTCTGAGTAGCCGACGTAGCCCGACCCTCCGAGCGTGTTGTTGCTGTTGGTCAGGCTCCCATCGGCGCGGGCGACTCGGTAGACACAGGGCACAGCCGGGTCAGCGTAGTAGACCGATTCGCCATCGCTATGAACGAAGGAGATTGAACCGGCTGTCGCGATCTGCCACAACTGAGAGCCATCGGTTCGTGATACGGCACGAAGATACTCGTTGCCGGCGCCGTCGTACCAGATGTAATACACCTGTTCACCGTCCGAGCAGACACGATATCCATTCGTTGCAGCAGCCGGGGAGAGATCCCAAAACGACGTATAGGGCGTGTCGATCCCCACCCACGGGCCTTTGACGAAGCCGCCAGAGTTTACGGGTAGGGTAGTGATCAGGCCCTCGAGCGTCTCGTAGTTCTTGATGTAGTTGGCGACAACGTCGTCCTCAAGGTCTTGGAAACTCGGAGAGACAATGTCGTAGTCTTCCCGGCGAGTCGTGCTTATCTGAGCGGTATCTATTCCCCCATCTGCGTTGAACCGTCTCGCATCGGCCAGAAGAGTAGCATCGGCTCGAAGCGCCGGTTTGACCGCTGCTCCGATTGCGGCTGCCGCCTCCATCTCCACTTCGATCGTGAACGACTCTTCCGACCGGTAGTTGCCCGGGACAGCGTTGTCGTCCACGTAGGGCTCCGACTCGACACGAGCAGCGACCAGGAAGATGGACAGCCATCGCTCCTCGCCCGGGTTGGCGACTGTAGTGGATGCGCCGTTCTTGTCCACCGAACAGTCCACCAACTGTGCCGGCGTCACTGGAACGCGGTCCCCTGTCTGGTCGTATGCCACACCGGCAGCAACCGAAACGTTTGTGGATACAGGACCTGTCGGAGCGACTGTGAGTCCCCAGGCGACACCGTGCGAGCCGGTATAGCTGACGTCCATCACGTAGTTTTTGATCGCCTCGTCGACGTCAACGAACGCCTCATCCATGTCATCCTGCGTGACGATCTGCCCATGGTAGAAATCTGATCTGTCCATCATTCACTCCACTACACTACGATTCGGCGGAAATGCTCGTGAGATACCTTCATACGGTTGGCTATCCAGGTAATCGCCTTCTCTTCAAAGGCGGACGCCGGCGCCGGCAAGATGATGTCGAACGTATAAATCACGTTGGCTGAACTAAGTACCGTTTCGGTACCGAGTTTGTCAGTCCCCAGTTTCCAACTACTCTTGTGAACTGGGTACACTGTAGCGTTGATGCCCAGGAAGAATCGAATCACGTTCTCGATGCCCGCCGCCGTCCCGGTCTGCCGGTAGATGGGGATGAGCGTCTGAACGAGGGCGCGCTTCTGCACTACCGTCAGAGCGAATGGGAACGGATTCCCAAGGTCGGTCAACATGTCATCAAGGAACGTCTCAGGGGCCAGGTCCGGATCGATGATGTCCGTCCATCGATCGATGTAGACCAGTAGCTCATCCAGAATCGGCTGGAGGATGTTCTTGATGAACCGAGCCAGATCCCCCGAGTCGTCCCGTGACCAGTGCATGGAGGCGATCATCTCGTCCAGTGCGACGACTCTTCCGGATGGCTGCCCGTTGGCGACCACCGCCTTAGTGCTCCCCGTTGGAAGCGGGTCCGGGTTTGCATTGGCGTAGATCGGCGCCGTCGTGGTCAGCGTGTAGTTGCCGTTGGGGACGCCGTAGCAGTACAGGTCGATGACGGCAGCCGCCGACAGGACAGCGCTGCGAGGTATGACGGTATGCTCGTCCTCGCTTGTGCCTGTGAGCGTGTACGTCGATGCCGTGGTGCTGTTTGCCTGTGCCGGGTCCAGTGCCGCACTGAACGTGATACGAAGAATGGTTTCGGGCCAGAAGGCGACAGGGACGACGGATACGATTGTCGGAGCAGCCATGCTTACCTCTACGGGATTTCGGCCCCGGTATCACCGTTCCACACCGCTACGGTGCCGAGTTTCGGGAACTCCACCAGGTTGATGGTGTAGTCGTCAGCCGCACCATTGAGCGTCGTCGCACGACCGTCCACCGGTGTTCCGACCTTCCTTACCCCTGCCGTGTTCTTCACGATGGCGTTGATATCCGACCATCTAATGGACGGTTCCGGATCGTCGTTCTCATCCCGCATGTAGTAGCCGAAGTTCACATTTGAATTCGGCTGCAGGTAGTCGTCAGCCGTCGCATCACTCACCACTGGCTCAAAGAACGTTGTCAGTGATGCGACGATGGCGGCCTTCACGGTGGCTGCAACCGCGCCGGATGTCAGGTACACCCAGCAGACAATGTTGATGGTCGCGTAGGTGGGGTCCTTTACATCAACGACGTGGGTCACCATCACGGGCCGGGTCGTGCTGTACATGGTGTCGACGTTTGTCTTCAACCCTGCTGATGGCGTACCGCCCCCGGTTGGGACGATGTAGACGTAGGTGGTGTTCTCGAGACTCAGGACTAATGGAGCTTCGTTTTTGGTGATGGCCAGGGCCCGTCCTACGCCGGTCACGAGACGCGCATTGTCCTCGAAGTCGGTGCGCGATACCGTGCGCTCGAGAGCTCGCAGGCTGGCAGGACCCGCCGTCCGAGCTGTCTCAATCGACTCCCGGTCTGTACCCAGGATGGACGCACCAGCCGCATTCGTTACGGCTACGGATACCGGTGTCCCGCCTACGGTCGTGAGCGTCCCGGAGATGTCCTTGATTGCGGCGGCCTCGACGTTGCCAGCCACCCCGCCACCCGTCTTGTACTTCACGGTGAGCGTCCCGGATGGCGCCACACCGTTTACGCCGTCCCCGAACCGGATGTATGCACGGTCGTTCTCATCCACCGTGACAGTGTAGTGCTTGTCCGTCGAGATCGAATCAAGGAAGTTGGAGACCTCTGAATAGTCCATTGCGTCAACCTGAACATATCCACCGTTGGCCACAGCAAGTGAGTCGTCTAGGAACGGAGTCCTACCCAACTTGATTACCTGGCCTGTAGACCCGTCCACTTGCCACGTCTCGTCATCCCAGAACTGCGAATGTTCAGCGGTACCATTCACCGATGTATTTCCCGCTGTAATCGTGACGGCCGCCAGGAGCTGAAATTCTGTTGGCGTCGACTCTCGCGTCTTTACGATCGTTCCAGCCGGGATGATGATGTCCTCACCCAGGGCAGACGCGATCGAGAATGTGACGGTGTGCTGTGCAGCAGTCGCCCCGCTCATCTCGTACTGGATGAGTTTCAACAGGCCGATCATATTCCGCCGCTGCTGGGCAGTGGTAATCCGACTTTCACCAGCCTGATTGTCCTGATAGTAGGAGAGAATGTCTCCGATAAAGGCGAACGCCTGCAGCAACTGATTGCCGAAGTTCGCCTCGTTGTAATCAGTCCATGCGGGAAACTGCTGCTGAGCGAGCGCCTGTTCCCGGACCATCAACGCTGCGTAGTCACGATCGGTATAGTCAGCCATGTCAGATCTCCACCGTCGCGGTCTGGTCCACTACGACGCGGTTTGACGGCACGTTCGCGGTAATCAGTCGGTACTGGACGTCGATACTGCGCGTATTGGTAGTGGCGTCATTCTTTACGACAACCTCAGTCACCCTTACCCGTGGTTCCCACCGGCGTAATGCTTCCTCGACGTAGAACTGAGCCAAGGCATCTGTTGTCGGTCCAAGGTTGCGGTGTCTGAGCATACCCAATCTCGAACCGAACGTGTGCTGCCATGGCAATTCGCCAGCACTCAATCCGTTGGGCATAGCTGACTGAGTGCCAAGAATGTTTTCGATGCACGATTGGACTAGGGCAGCATCACCGCCGTTCACGAAGTCTTTGCCTTCTCTTCGAAATGGTGACAGCACTCCGAAGCCGAGAATCTTGCTGGCCATAATCACCCCTGCGCCCCGGTGGCATCGGTCAAGTCGACCGCCGGATCAATAACGCGCATACCGCTATCGTCGAACGCCATGACGCGCATAACGTGTGATCCAGAAACATCATTCGCATTGTGCCAGTAGCCGTAACCGAGGGGGCCCCCTACGCCCGTAAACACCGACCCATTCCAGCCGAGCGTAGTCCACCCTGTGGTGGGGGCGGTCGCGGAATTGGCTAGACTGTACATAGCGTGAGCGCCCAGGTTACCACCAGCGGGCTGCAACGCGATAGCGAGCCAGACACCCGCCGCCAATTGCCCCGCTGTGATCACGATCCCGGCTGAGTAGGAACCGGCGTGATCGGCGTACACCTTGTACTGCCCGCCGATCCATTGGATATAGGCCAGACAGCGCCTATCTCTATTGGATCGGAGATGAACGTGGATTCCCGCCGCGTCAAAGTTGACCGGGAGATTACTCGTAATTCGGCTGTAAAATACCTGACCCTGGCATATACTGGGCGTGATGAGCTTCGACCCCATCGGCGTCGTGTTCGTCCCGGTCACCCATGACGACGTTGCTGCTCCGGCCTTGACCGTCCTGGCGTTTGCAAGGCTGGTATTGTCATTACAGTTGGGTTTATCGCTCTTTGCTGTATTCTCATACGTCCACGGAGCAACGTAGGCGTCCGCCTGATGGACCAGTCCAGATGTGTCGAACAGAGTGCCGTAAACAGTGGGCGTAGCACCAGCGACAAATGGGTCAAGGTACGAAGCAAGACCCTCACAGAACGGGTTAAGAGAATCTTCGCATTGAGCCGATGATCGTTGAGCAGCAGAAATCTGCCCCGCGGCTTCCAGTGCGTCAGCTATTTCCCCGGCCAATCCGGTCGGAGGATTAACAGTCCCGCCATCCAGTGCCACGTCTACTCCGTGTTTACATTACCGCTCTTGTTGGCGGCAAGGTCTGCGGCCATACCTGCTGTTGTTACCGCTGTGATGCCACCCGCGCCATACTTGGTAGTAAACCCTGTCACATCTGCCGAGAATGCCACTGGGATAGCAGCAAATCCAAGTGGAGCCGCCGACTTCAACAGTTGAGCAAAGCCGTTCAATAAGTCACTGACGATGTCACCCCACGCTACTGGATGACCTGCTGTATCGCTTCCCAGATACACGTTGGGCGCGTTGACGATGACCTTACTCGAACCGCTGATAACGGTCTCACCAGACTCGAGATCCAATTCCAGATGGTCATCTGTCGTCTTCGAGCGCAACTTCAGGGACCGCTGACCGGACCTCTCGTCAATCTCTATTATCCACGAATCGGTCTCGAGGATGGCCTTGTCGACGTGGGCATCCGTAGGTGCTTCTCCGTCGCCCCAGTGTGACGGCATGTAACGAGGGGCCTCGATATCTCCGGCGACGAAAAACACTGCCACAGACGCATTGACCTTCGGCACCCACCACAACCCGCCCTGGCCCGCGCCGCCGCCAGGAACACCCACCGGGAATGCCCAGTCACTCTCCTCGAGTATCCCCGGGACAGTAACCTTCACCCGCCCGAGTCCGTCCGGGTCGTCGCGCTCCAATACGAAGCCGTCATACAGTCCGTACAGTTTCTGTTCTGGGTATTGAGTATCCGGATCCCAGACCGACATATACTCCTACTTCTTTGGCAGGAAGTCCTCACGAGGTCTCTGCACCTTGGGAGTCTTCTCTCTGTTTTCTCGAGCCGCCCCTACGCTGGTGTCCTTGCGGTTACTCGGCTTCCCGATGGCGTCACGACGCAACTCAAGATCCGTGTAGTACCCACCGCTGATCTTGTGGACCGCTCTCACCACATAGTAGTTGCCATTGAGCAGGGTTCCAAAGTTCTCCAGCCTGATCACTCTCTTGGCTGTAAGAGTCGGGTCACCAACGACCGGGAGGCGCAGTTTCAGTTGTGATTGCTGGGTGACTCGGTACTTAGCCTCAGCGGTCTCCTTCAGGTGCTGGTCGTTATGCCAGGCTTGAAGCGACAATGATCGGAGAGGCTTGGAGGAGAAGGGAACCGCCTCCTGAACGAGCGTTGCCGGGCCAAGAACGGATGTGCTGACGTTTGATTTGCTGGCCTTGTGCTTACGCACCTTCTTTTTTTTTGGGTCGACTGCAACCGTCTCCATGGAGCCCGGCTTGTTTTTTACGCTGTGCTCAAGTTCGGGAGTAAGCACTATCTCAGATCGATCTTTCGCCCCGCGCCAGACGAACGTCCGCACTGGTGCCTGCTGATGATCTCGAGGATGGAAGTGGAACGTGTCGTCCACATCAATGAACCATTCACACCCGAGACGTGCACCCCATCGCATGAGGAATTGAGCGTAGGTCTCCTGACTTTGCTGGACCACCTGACGCTTCACATTTGAGGCACTGATACTGGTCTTTGTGTGGCCCATGTCCTTCGCCATCTGTGCGGCGATCTCGTCGACGGACAGTCCCTTCCACGTCTTGGTCAACTTCTCATGGTGAAAGTCGCTCTCCTTACCGTATGCCTCGACGGTCAGGCGAAGAAAGCCTTTCACCACCTTGACCTTCATCGCCCGCTTGAAGGACAGTTTCGATGGATATCCAAAGGTGAACTCGATCTTGTTCCCAGGCAGGAGAATGGGGTCTTCAAAGAACGCTAGGTCGGAGTTGTTCACCTGCAGCGTGAGTTTGTCCACGCCAACTGACCGGTCCTCGAAGTTGAAACTCTCCACCCGTTCGGCAGGCAGATCGATCGCCTCCCCTTTTTCAGGGACGATCTTGATGAAAAATACGCCACCTTCGTTTACCCGGATGTCCATCGTCAGTCCTCAAACCCGAAGAGTTCTTCAGCAAGAACGCGGTTGGACGGGGCATAAAGAATGATGCCGGGTTCGAGTTCCAGGGTTGGATCTGCGATGTTGTTGTAGACCGCTATCACCCAGTACAGTTCTCCGGCTCGAGGATTGTTTGGGTAGAGTCGATGGGCAATGTGCCAGAGTCGCTCCCCCTCAAACACTGTAACCTGTAGGTTGTCCTCGCGCTCTTTGAAGCGAAACTTCTCCAGACGTGGATCCTCTGCCAACAGAGTCGTGCCATCCGTGATGGTTTCGCTGTACAGATACCGGCTGGGGAATAACGCGCTCATCGTCGCGCTCCAAAGAATCGAACATCCTGACTATAGATGGCGGTCGCTCGAGCCTCCATCACCTCAAGTTCAATTCTGCCAAGCATCGGGCGCATGTCTGCTGTCTTAAACCGGGTGATACTTTCCTTCCATCGTTGGACCACGCATGTCATACTGATCCAGTTGGGCCATACCACCAGAATAGGGGGAGGACTCGATCCAAGCCCCGACTCACTTTGTGTCGGGTAGCATAACGATTCAAAAAATCTAAGGGCGTCCGCCATCTTTTGAACGTTGTCAGAGATGGCCTGCAGGTCGAATGCCAGAGATATAGCCTGCGCATTGGTGTTGCGATACTGAAGTGGAGTGTACCCCAACCCATCAGCCTGGATGACGTTGTAGACGACTTCGAGTTGTCTGGTCACTTCTGTTGGGTTGTACTGACACTCATATTCCTCGGTAGTATCCGTATTTACGATGACCACCCTGGGTGGACGAGTCTCCCATGGGATAGATGGAGGAGGCGCAACACTGCGCTCAAGCTGAGTATACTCCACCCGCTCGAGCCTGTTATTGGGCTTGACTGGCTCGTGTTGTACCCGCTCGAGTCGTGCCATGCCGCCTCCTAGTACGCGTACTCCGGTTCGTCCATGAACATCTCGTCTTCGCCGTCCTTGGTGCGACGGTGAACCATTCCGGCGATTTTATCACCGTCGAGTTCCAGGGCGATGTGGGTTTCGATCGGTATATTGGCTTGTTCCCTTAGCGCGTCCCGTATCCATGCTTCGTTTTGACTGGCTTCCCATCGACGCTTTGCGTCAGATTCCAGAGCGCCTGATCGAACGACCATAGGCAGGCTTTCCATCGGGTCCTGATCGTATACGTCACCCCAATCATCCTCATTGAGTGTTGCCCTATTTCGTGGCCCGGCCCTTCTACTTGGTCCAGTTGTTAATGCAGGAGCGACCTTGTCCCATGATTCTTTTTTCTCTTGTGTCGTTTGCATCTGCGCGAGAGTCTTGATGGGGCCGACCTGGAATTTCTCGGGAATCATTCGCGCGGCTTTGATGATCATGTCCATCACAAAACCGAGTTGTATTTTGATAAAATCAACGAATAGCGAAAAGCCCTCCTTCATGACACTAACGAGATAAATCCATTCTGTCTTGATTCTCTTCCATCTATACGCAACCATAGCTACTACGGCGATGATGCCAGCAATCGCCAATCCTGCTGGATTAGCAACCATGGCCAAGTTCAACTGCCACTGTGCCCATCTCCACGCCACTGTGAGTGCAGTGATGATCTTGACTGCTGAACCATACGTTCCGAGAGCAGCAGCATATGCAATTACGACCATCTCAACGACTTCTTTGTGCTCCATAAGGAATCCGGTCGTTTCCTTGATGGCGGTACGAACCGAAGCGAAGCCTTCCTGCGCTGCCAGGACAAAGGCGCGTACCCCTTGGTTCTCTGCCTTCTCGAGTTCCTGTTCCATCGCGCTACTCATCTGGCCCGTGGTCAGGATGTCGATGAAGGACTTCAACACCAACTTCACTTCAGACCAGTGGTCGCGCATCAGTAGGATGATCGGCAGTAGTGGCAGAATTGTCCCCAGACCAAGCCCAAGAAGCGATAGTTTAAACGCGGACAGAAGGGGTATCAGGAGACCCAGGATTGCCTTGGAAGCAGCGAATGCGCTCACCAGGCCAACAAAGGCAGATGCCGCCAACACTATCTGCACGATGCCAGACTTGGTTTCGGCAGGAAGTTGATCGAACGCGTACAGGAACTTGTTGAGCGTATCGGTGACGAGTTTTACCGCGGGTCCGAATACTTTCGCCAGCGGTTCACCGAGAACGATCCCGATTGTCTCCATCGTGCCCTGGAGAAGCACTTTCTGGCCTTCGAAGGTGTTCTGGATGTTGTCTCGGAATTGAGCCATCGTACCCGTTGAATTTTGGAGTTGCTGGCGAAGGTATGCCAGCGCATCTCCACCCTTCAGAATCTCGCCACTCGCAGTCGTGACTCCATTTTTCAACTGCTCCATCACGGCCAGAGATGCGGTCATACCAAACGTACCAAGTGCGTCGTCCAGGGTTTTTGCTCTTTGGACATCAGACATGTGTTCTGTCTTCGCTGCCAGGTCCAAGAGGATGTCACCGAAGTCCCGGAATTGTCCCTTGTCGTTCGCAACTGCGATGCCGAGTTCGTCGAATGTGGCCTTGCCTGTCGTGCTCATTGAGAGAAGGGCACGGTTGACTGAGTTGGCCACCACGCTCATATCGAGTCCAGCGTTCTTGGCCAGACCCATGGTAACGAGCATTTCGGTCAGTCCCTGCTTACCTGCGATGGCACCCTTAGCAGAGTTGGCCAATGCCACCTGGAGATCGGTCGACTGGATTGCAGTAAGGTTTGAGATCTTGGTCAACCGGTCAAGAGCGAACCCTGCATCATCTACGCCGATGCCGTAGATCTTCATTGCAGCACCGGCGATGGTCGCGGCGTCGGCCACACTCAGTGACTGCCCCGCTGCGAAGTCCAAAGTCGGAATGAGTGTTGTAAGTTGCTCATTGACAGTGAAGCCGAGAGACGCCATGTTCTGGAGTCCTTCGACGGCCTGTGTCGGACTGAACTGGGTGGCTATGCCAGCGTCGATAGCGGCTCGACGCAGTTTGACCAGTTCTTCTGATGTGGCGCCCGATACGTTGCGGACTTTGGCGAGCCCGAGTTCGAATTCACCAGCTCGATCTGCGAGGGATTTGAACGCCATCAGCGGAGCAGCGGCCATCCCGATACCGGCGAAGGCGATGCCCATCTTGTGCAGGGCGGAACCAACATCCATCGAACGTGTGGAGATGTTTCGGTGCAAGTTGCCGAATGCCCGATCCGTATCGAGGATTCCTTGCATGCCTCGATTGACGAAGTCGAAGACCACGCCGAGCCCGAAACTACCATTCAATGCCATCATACACCCTTGAGATGAGACACATCAGTGCTACTAGCCCCACTATGGCACCCGATGACATGGGCTGGCGAATCAGGGATGTGAGGGACGGAATGTGACGACGTAACCCACCAACGTCATCTAGTGATGGATCTGATTTTTAGGCATCAGTGGGTCATTTTGACTGGTTCGCTTCTCGTATCGCCTTGGAATCGGCCTCGAGTTGGTCCTCCAGCATCTGAGCGTATGCTATCAGATCCGGTGCGTCGAGTTCCATGATGTCGCGGTAAGACCAGCCGAGTCCATACCCGTCCTGCCGGTATGAGAGTTTGAAGATGAGCTTTCGAAGCGTCTCCTGTGAAGGGATAGGGAAAGGTAGCCAGAGTCGGTCAGTGCTCGTTACCGGTCGGAGACAGCCGCCTGGTGTCGGCTCCCGTCGCCATCGGTCAGAGTCCTCTTCAGTGTCTTCGCTGCACTCCAGAAGCCTTTCCCACCGAAAGGGATTTCGATCTCGGTTCTCCTCCGGCATTCCTCACAGACGACGGGCACGGCTGTGTCGACGCCGCAGTCGACCGTTTCCCAGTGCTTCATCAGCCAGTCCTGGTCGTAGCCCTCGATGTACTCTCGGATCAGTGCGTCGGTGGTCATCTTCCCGTTGATGGTCGCCACCCGGTAGCCGAGAATCGCGGTCACGAGTTCGTTCTTCTTCTGCTTACGAAGCTTCGCCAGTTTCGTCTGGTCTCTGCCTCGTAGAATGTTGAACTCGACAACTGCGCCACTGTCCGGGAGCGTCGTCTTGAATAGCCGTCCCTCGGTCAGGGCTTGGATACTCTCCTCCGGGAGTGGGCGCACAATGAGTTTGCTCAGGTCGCCCTCTTCCTGGTTCGGATGCAGGCAAGTTGGATGCGGACACGTCCAGTCGTACTCGATGACGTCGCCGTAGGTCCATCGCCGTAGGTAGTACAGAAGTGCGGTGTGGTCACCCACCAGTAGTTCTGACGGACGGATGTGCTCGTCCAGGTCATAGAACGGCGGGATGTCGTAGATCCCGGTGGCGACCGACGTGAAGATCTGACCGACGATGTCAGGAGAATGTGCAGCACTGGGAGAAGCCAGGATATCGAGTTCCGGGGTTTGAAGCTTACGGATTTCACACCCCAACCCCGAAGGGAGAGTAACGCGGATGGTCTTCATTTGTCTCCTTCACATTCGCTGAATTGCAGACTACTCGGCCAGAGCGAAGTAATCGTGCTCGAGCACCATCTCTTCGATGGTCGCCTCGTTCGAACTGTTGTCCCAGTCCCCGGCCGTGAACTTCTTCGGCCATGCATTCACAACGTTCCACCGTCGAAGCACGACACCGGAACGGTCTTTTTGAACGATGGAAACGTTGCGCTTCACGACCTGGCTGGGAAGGCCGATACCGGAGGCGCCCTCGTTGACGGCGATGGCCCAGGCATAGGTGTCCAGGTCATCGGTAGCCCCGCGCTTCAGCGTGATGGGCTCGAACTTCACACGCCCGGGGTCCTTGGCAGCGGGACGGTTCAGTCCGCCTTCGTTGATCTCGATCGTTTCAGTCTCAAATGACAGGCCCGAACAGGACATGAATCCTGCCCATGCGATGCCGTCGATCTGGACCTCAAAGAGGTATTTCTTGTAGTAATTCCGGGGGGTCCCGAAGGCCATTGATACTCTCCTTATCCGCCGTCAGCCGTTACGCGCCCGCTGCTGCCAGTTCTGCCTGAATATCACGCATGTCCTGCTGGAACGTGACGATAATGAACTCCGCAGGCTTCTGCGTTGCGAGCCCGATCTCGCCGTTGATCCTGTTGACGAAGACCTCGGTGGGCGGATTCAGATCGTCACCGAAGTTTACCGTGTAACTGTCTGCCGGGGTGGCCCCACGGAACGCACCGGCAGTATACTGCGTGTACAGGAAGGCCCGAATTGACTGTGCAATCTCGTTCCATAGCCGAGCGTCGTTGTTCCGGTGACGGTAGGTCTGGAGGTTGTCCTCCACGACCTTCTCGATGTAGAGCACACCGCGCCGCTCCGACACGCTGGGGAAGTTGCCGGTTCCCTTCAATGTTCTTGCCCCATCGACGTAGTAGACGCCGTTCGCGTTCTTGGTGATGGGGTTGATCCGTTCCGGGAAGACCAGCCCGCGCGCCGCACTCTTCTGGACCTCGGTGGTCTCGAGCCCTTGGGCGCTCCTCAGCCTGCCGACTTCCTCACCAGCGGGCGGGAGGTAGACTCCACCCAGTTTGGAGCCGTCCACCCGTCCGTACAATCCGGAAATCAGTCCGGAAGGCGGAATGGTGATGGTCTCTGCCGTACCGTGGACAGTCTTGTCAGGGTTCAGTACCTTGACCCGTGGCCAGTAATAGGCGCCGTACTCCGACAGGGCCTTGAGCCCGCGACTGGTCAGGTCGGACTTGGCTGCTGATGCGGTCAGATTGGCCGGGGGGTCGATGATAGCGAAGAGCCTGCGATCTTCGGCGTAGTTGATCATTCCCGTCGAAACAGCGGACAGACTCGAGCGATCCGGGACGACCAGCACGGTACCATCCATGACGGTATCGAAGGCGTACAGCCCGGTTCCGCCTGCCTGCGACCCCGTGTAGTCGGTATCAGCCAGAGCCGAGATGCCGTCATTGCCACCCGTAAGCGTGTAGGTGGCGCTTCCTGGACGATCTGCTGGTGCGCTGTTGGCGCTGTCCAGATCTGTGACCGCAATGTAGTTGGACCCCGTCGTAACGTCGTTGATCAGATCCTCAACGTACCGGTCGTCGGTGTCGCTCATCGACAGGTCTTGCCATGTCTCCTTGAGGATGCCACCCTGGTACACCTTGAGGTTGAAGTAGTACGAGGAGGCGTTCGATGCTGCTGATACGATTGCCGTGAGTCCATCGCCCCACCCGCCCGGCGTCTTGGCGTCGAACTTGAGCGTATTGACCGCCAGCGATGCGTTGGCGCCCGAATGAAGGGCATTATCGAATCCGATGATCGCATCGGCTGTGGATGCCGCTTGGACCTGGACGGACCCGGTTGCACCTGCGGTGTCTGTCTCGAGTTTGACCCGGTCCCCTACGACCGTAGCCGTAAGCCCGGTAGTATCGGCATTGATTCGATCCCGCACCTCGGCAGGGGTGACCGCGTCGATGTTGGCGACGTCACCCGAGCCAGTGGCCGCGCCGGCCTGGAACTCGAGTTTTCCAGCCGCGTTTGCAGTGCCACCGGTAATCTGGATGGAGGCGCCCGTTCCGCGCTGATTGGTCTCCATCGTCACGCCGGCACCGGCATTCACGTATGCTCTGCATCCCTGAGCATACTTATTGATACCGTTGGCGACCTCGAGCGCCGTCGCGGCAGTGATATCAACGAAGTCTGCCGTGGCGAAAGTAATCGTTGGCTTGGCCGTGCCTCCCACGGAGTAGGTCAGGGTCAGCCCGTCTGCGAGGACATAGGGGCCAGCTCCAGCAGTCGCACGGGTCGCCGCCGAAGCGTCGAACGTCACGGTCTCATTTCCACCGCCATTGGTGGAGATAACCAGGGTGTCAGCGGGCTCGAGGTCGTATGTGCCATCAATGCTACAGGTCGTGGTGCCCTTCGTGGCGCTGGATGTGCTATTCGCCGCCGTTACGGTCGAAGTCGCCGCAGCGACAGACGTTGAGTCTGTGATGTCCGAGTAGTGACACGTCCGACTTACCCAGCACCGCCCGCCGCCCTCATTGAAGTGGGCCTCGATGGCAGTGCGTAGAGTCACATTGGACCGGTGTCCGCCGAAGATCTTGGTGTAGGTCGCCAGGTCAGCGATCTCGGTGGGTGTGCGGATCGGGCCGCGTTCTGTGACACCCAGGAACAGGCTGACCGCTGTGCTCGAAGTCTGAAAGATCTTGAGCGATGGGTTGGCCTCTTGAATTTTGACCTGACTCTCGAGAAGCGACATAACATCCTCCAGCAGCCGCTACAGCGTAATCATGGGTGCCGGGTCACCTGGAACCGGGCGATATCTGCGGATTTCCTTTAGAGGTCCATTCGGTTTAAGCCTGCGTGAGACGTCCTGGCAGCGAAGAACGGACGCGTCGACGGTTACGGTCTCGCCAGCCAGGATGGTCATCGTGTAGGGTATGCCATCCCTCGCAAACGGCCCATCCAGAGCGCATGTGACCATGTTTGCGCGGTCGGTATTTTTGAGTTCAACGACATCTCTCACGACTGGCTCCCGTAACTGAGGATGATGCTGCTCGAGTCCGTCACCGGTCCCTGCTCCAGGGTCTCGCCGTCCTCGAACAGAACGCCTTGAACCACGAATCTGCATGACGCTTCCCTTACATCCGAATCATTTGCCTTACTTGGGAGATCGAATTCTTCAATCAGATCCCAATCGTATTCCAGAGTCGTCCCTGACTGTGTAAGCACAGCCAGTTTCGGCGTAACAGTCAGCGTCTCTGTAGTGTGATGTACCAGCGAGAAGAGCTCGACGTCAAAACGCGCCCCGATTGTAAGCTCAAAAACGAGGTTGCAACGGGTGGGAGCTCTCCGCTTTTCAAACGACACCGGGTCTCCACCAGCGTCGTAAGTGATCGACGTAGACTCCTGCGTCTCGGTCCATGCGTCCTTTGGGCCAGAGAGTGGCCCATTTAATGTGATACACGGAAGCGAGGCGTGCTGAGGAATGCTCTTGGTATCGCTGGTATTCGGATCGTATTCCGAGTGGCTAAGGCGCGACACATCCTCGATCACTTCACGCCGGAAGATCCGGACGACCGCCTCGATCACTTCTTGCAGATGAGACGGAGCCGTAAGGTTTGGGCGGCCATAGGTGAACGCACTGGCCTTTGTCGCCGTCTGCTCGGTGTCGATGTTCTGTACCGAAACACTGACCACTCCCGGGTCATGAGACGGTGACTGGCACACGATCCGGGTAGCACTTTGCACCTGAACGTTCAATGCTTCATCGGTGCCGAACTTGACCAGCACCTTATCCTCGTCGCCCTCGCCTACCTCCTGAACGGGGAAGTTGGTTCCGGTGATGAGCACATACGTTCGGCCTCGAGTGAGCCCAGACGACGGTGACACTGTGGAGATGGTAGGTGCAGGCATCACCGGCCTCCAAATCGACGAACAGACTGTCTAAATTCACTGAACGCTCGCTCACGGATTCGATCCGGAGACTTGCTCTTATTCGCCTCGAAGACCGGGCCGATGAAAGGGCGCGCCGGCGTTTGGAACGGTCCCAGTACAGTGGTAGAAGCCTTAAGCGGGGCAGCGACGAACCCCATCCACCAGAGTAATGCCCAGAACTTCCGAAGTTTCGGCGTGACTCGGATGTAGAACTTCTTTGTTCCTAATTCCTGAGCCATCGCTACATTGATGAGTTTGGCGCTCCACCCTTTACCGCCATGAAGATTCGTCCTGCTCTTCCGATTGACTCCGACGAAGACCTGGAATCCTTTGACTGTTGGGTTGACTGGTGTGATGGTCTTGATCGACCGCATCAGCGCACCAGTAACCGCCAATGCTTTCGTACCTGAGTTGCGGTTGAGTTTCCGTATCGCCAATGTCAGCGGACTGAGTTCAGGCGGGACGATATCCTGCTTGACGATGCGCTCCTTCATCTCCTTCTCGTAAAGAAGCGCTTCCTGCTGTACAGCCCTATGAACGATCTGGGGAGCAACGATGTTGAGCGCCTTTAGCATCGGTCCAACAGTTCTCCAGTCACCTGTCAGCCTCATCTGGCGTACCGATCCTCTTGGCTGAATGTCACTACCCACAAGTGCTGACTGACCATGAATCCTGACGGGCGGACCTGATCGACCTTCAGTGGTGGCCGGTGGTCAGTAGCACCGGGATCGTCGTCGAACGAAATCAGAAGTACGCCGTCCTCGTCATAGACAGACACGAGCCGGTCATTCGTTCTGATCAGACATTCGCCGCCAGAACCAATCAGTGAAGCGGTTACAAGATCGTCATGGTCGAACACCAGTTCAATCTGAGTAGTCGGTGCAATACCACCTTGCACCATTCGCAACTTCTCCCATGTATCTGTTGAGATCTGAGCGTACAGAGTGACCTGTGTCTCGGCCCTGATGAGGTCGGCTATTCCATCGCCGTTGTCGTCGACCCCAACCGGTTCACGCAGTAGGTCGTTGTAGCCGGGTGCGTCGTCGCTCTCTGTGTCGAGTCTGCCGACAATCACCTGGTACTGAGTCACCAGGCCAGGGTTCAGATCGAGCATCATGCTGACCCCACATACGAAGCACGACGATACATGGTCAAGATAGAGTCGATCTCAGGGTCGCCCGTGAACATGCCACGCCCGACCAGTTGCGCCGAAGATGTGACGCTGAAACTCTGGTCCTTTGTCTCCTGGCTCGAGATACGAAACCGGTGGCGCAAAGTGTCACGCTTATGTGTCTGCGACAACTTCGGGAGTTCGCGCACTGTGAGTAGGGCGCAGGCACGCTTGATGAGCCGTGGTGTCTTACCTCTCACGTTCGACGGATCATAGTCGGTATAGCCGAAGTAACCGGACAGTTGGACGTTGCCGCTCCCCTCGGGCCACTTGCCATCCTGGTCATCGTACAGCCGCATTTCACGGCGAGTAGTGTGCAGGAGTTCGATCCGTGGATTCTCGCGGTCATCCATCGTACCCGTCACCTGACCTCGCAGATGACGGGTGTAGACCATCACTGTGTCCAGGCCCACTTCATACAGCGTCGACCCGTCAACACGGCTGGTGACCTCAATCTTGGAGATCGAAATGATGGGTATGGGCAGTTCGAGAACGTGCGTTCCTGAGCCATCAACGATGAACGGCGATGACTCGGGGAACGCTCTGGGAGCGAACCATCGACCGGTCATTACGTCGATGTACTGGGTAGCTACGTCGATGGCATCTGCTACCTGATCGTTGGGGTAAGCCGTAACGGTGAATCCCTGATCTCGCATCTCCTGTACCGTCAGATACGAACTGACCAAAGACGTGGCAGCAACAGCCGTCTGGAGTGTGTAGACGGTCGCCGCCTCACCCTCGTTGACGACCACCGTCCATCGGTCGTAGTACGTGCCCGCCGAGTCGTAGTTGGCAGCCAGCCCGGTCACTTCGTAGATGCCGGTCTGTACCTGGACGATATTGGACCCGGTGATGGTCTGCAGGACTGTCACACCGTCCGTATCCAGAATCTGTACCGACGTGATCGAGTACGGATCGAAGTAGGTGTAGGTGGCAGTCGCTTGGAATTTGATCTGAAGGAGAAGGTCGGTACCGACCAGGGCAGTGTCACGAGTGGTGGCCATGAGGCTTACTCCTCAGTGGCGGACAGGATAATGCTGGCTTTGCCTGAAGCGTAGACGGTGGTATTCGCCCGAATCCAGCGAGCGTACTCACTGACGACCTCGAGCGATGCTTTTGGGATTTGGACACCCGTCATCCCCACCAGACCGGCATTGCCCACGTCGACGAAGTTGACCCCGTCTAGACTCACCTGCAGCGAGACGGTTCCATCCCACTGGACTGCACCATCCATCACCTGGACATGCAAAGGGGTCGCAAGCGGTGGGATGGACTGCGCCCTACCTGCGGCTACAGATTCGGGGACCGGGAGTTCTCGTTTCCACGGTGTCGCCATGGCTTCTCCTGTTGTGCAGCAGGCTCTTCAGGTTCCGTACCTGCTGGTCATGCTGCGCACTTTCGCTGGTCAGGTACTCGATGGCAAGAGCGGGCCCTCGAGCGTGCGGGTCCGAGAAGACAAGACGGAACTTCCCGTCATCCAACCGTTGAGCGTCTTCCATACTCAACCTGGATTGGCCAGAGTCATCTTGTATCAGCAGCCATCCGGCCAGTCCCAAGTCGGAAGTGATATAGAGACTCACCGCCGTTTCTCCGCACGAAGAGTTTTGCCACTCCGTCTGACGGCAGGCTCCGGGACCTTCACCAGACTCGGCCCATCGGCCCGTTTGCCAGAGTCGATGACTTCGGGCTTCTCTTCCAGTGCCGGTGCCGGCGCTTCGGCCGAGTCGTCCCAGTTGTCACTGGACGAAGGCGCCACCGGTTCCGGTTCGGGTGCGGTCACGACGGGCTCAGCCACCAGCACTTTCTCGGGTTCGACGATGGGCGATTCACTGAGACGTCCCACCCGCTTGGTGTCCACCATCGCGTCCTTCGGAATCGCAGCGCTTACCCGTTCCCCGGTCGCCTGTCGCTGCTGTCGCTGCAGGGCGAGTCTCTTGGCCATGGCCTCGGACTGCTCGAGGTTGATGACCTGCTCGTGGGTGAACACCTCGAACACTGGCGGGCTGTTCGGGTTCAGCACATTGCTGCGCTTGTTGCGAAGCCCCTCGCCAAACACGGTGGACACCTTGTACCACCCGTCGTGGTTGTACTCGAAATTGGTACCGCCGATGGTGTAGTTGCTCGGCTTCGGTTCGTTGGGACCGACACGACGAATGCGGACATAGAGGGAATCGGACATGAAGAAAATCCTTTCACATACACAGGTTGAGAGAAGGCTACGCGTTACCCACCAGGGACTCGTAGCCGGTGCCGGCCGTGGCCACACCACCGGTAAGATCGAGTACAGTTTCGAGCGTGCCGGAGAAGGTGTTGAGCGTCCGGGACGCACCCTTCCGAGACGTGGTGAGCGCCACCTTCGTCCCACCGCTCACGCTCGGGACTACGCCCAGCCGGTTCAGCCCGGCCTTCTCGAGCATGGTGACCACCTCGGCTGCGGTGGCTGCAGTGGCGTCAGTGGCGTTCGCGGTGGCGATTGCACTGGTAATGGGACAGGACATCGCCACCCCATCCAACTGGAAGGCAAACGTCTTCCCGCCGTTCACGTTGTACGTCTGGGCGTTGTTGGACACGATCGAACGTGCCGTCGCGGTCTTTCCGGCCGCCAGGGCGTTGGTCCTGAGTTCGTTTGTAAGGGTCACCAGGCTTGCTGCCGTCGCGCGCAGGTTAGTGACGTCGGTCGCGGCCAGGTTGTGATCCGTGGCCAGCGTGTTGGTCTCGGGTGCCGAGATGTGGAAGTAGTTGCAGACGCCCTGGTTATCCGCGCTTGCCGCCGAGAACTCAATCGTCACCACCAGATCCAGTGCTCCATTGGTGGCGAAGGTGTTTGTCGGCAGCGAGACGCCGGACACTATCGGACTTCCGGCTGCGCTGGGCTCGCAGATGTAGCCGTAGCCGATGACCGGCACGGCTGCACCGGGAGCACCGGTCGCCACCATTTCGAAGTCGCCCACGACGAAGTCATTGTTGGCAACGTCGATGGCGCCGCTGTCGAGCAGGATGGTCCCGGCCACACCACCCAGTCGCAGACGTACCCGAGCGGTGTCCGCGCCATTGGTGGACGGGAAATACGCCCCGAACCGCACCTTGAAGACCTTGCCCGACGTCAACGCGTTCGTAGCGATCGTCAGCGTGCGAGACACGGTCTCAGCGACAGTGTCCGTGACCGTTGTTCCGCCCGTCACCGTGGCCAGAGGGTTCTGAGCAGCGGGAATCGACCCCTGCACAGTCACCGCTGCCGGCGCACTCACTGCCGCCGTGGCGGGCTTGGTGTGCTGAATGCCCGAAATATCGGTCACCAGGTCCCGGATGACTGCCGCGAGCGAAGCACGATTCGGCATGTCTGCCGGCGCATCGCTCAGGTTCGCACCGCCTGCGAAGTGGCTCTTTCGAACCAGCGTGCGAACGACATCGCCAAAGAATCCCTTCATAGATCTCTCCCTGTAACTGAGGAGAACGGGGGCGTGTTAAGCCCCCGACCCGGTCAGCGAATTACGCAGCCAGCGGCACTCGAACTTCCGTTGCCTTTGCAACGGCGTCCTCTTCCTCGTACTGCACGGCCATACGAAGGGTCACCACCACGATGATCTCATCGCTGCTGATGTCCTCGTCGGTCTTGATGCTGACCTGGCGCCAGAAGCCGATGAGCATGTTCTGTCGCGGGGACAGGAGAACGGTGGTCTGGTCGCTGTTCGTTCCCAGCGTCTCGAGATGAACATCGACCGGCACCAGCGGAATGCCGCTGTACTGGATGCGCTTGTTCTCCAGCAGGTAGGCGTCCATACCCACCCGCTGACCGAACGTGTTCCTATACTCGACCTCGGCATTCCATCCGGTGAGGAAGGCCATGTCCTCGAGACTGCGCCGGTACTGAACCGGGATCTGCCTGAGCAGGAGACGCAACACATCGCCGGAGAGTTCGGCGTCGTTGGCGTCGTAGGTGTGGGACGTCGCCAACTTCACATACCCGTCCATGACGGCCAGGTAGGTATCGGAGCTGGTCGTGTCACCGTTGACCGCGAGTTCGTCGAGATCGCGGGGGACGGCGTCGAGCAGCCGGTTCATGATCGTGGTCCGGAGGTTTCCCCGCTCGATCGAGTCCTCGAGGATTGCGGTGTCCAGCCGAACCTCGGCCTTGAGGTACTTCGAATCGAGTTCCACCTTCTCTGTAACAGGCTTGGACCGGTCGTTCACACTGAGAGCGGTTCTAGCCGTGCCGGCACGCATGACGCGAGTGGTGAAGCCGATCTTCTCGACGAGCTGCTTCGGCGCGTTCATGGTCACGGTTCGCGCCATCGGCAGGACCACGGCCCGTCTGAGGATCTTGGCGACGAACTTTGCCGCCTGTGCGGGCTGGAGCACACCTCCATTACTGGTGAGCTCACCGAGCGCCATATCGGCTTTTTCGAACAGAGAACGGAAATCTTGTGCCATCTGAAATTCTCCCATCAGCAAGAGCGTTTAGCTCAACAGCGCAGCAATCGAAGCGGCTGCTATTACCAGGAATCGTCGTCGTCCGACGCCTTCTCCACACGGGGACGGCCCGTGGCGCCCGCGACCTTGTAGGATCGGCCCACGGCGTCGACTTCGGCCCACGGATCGGACTTCTCGGTGTTCTGCTTCCCGGCGTCAGCGTCCGATGTCGTGGTGTTGCCACCCAGCCCGGCATCCTTCAGCAGCGCAGCCTTTGCAGCGGCGTCCTTCTCAGCTGTGGCCTTATCGGTCTGGGCCTTATCGGCCTGGGCCTTCAGCACGGCATTCTCGTCCTTCAGTGCCTGCTGGGCCTTGGTGAAGTCGGTCATCTGTGCCTTGAGCGCTTCCATCTCGGCCTTCAGGGCAACGGACGGGTCGACTGCCGCGTTCTCGGTCTTCTCCTTGAGCGCGTCCGCGTTCTCGGTCTTCTCGGCCTTCGGCTTCATGGAGCCACCGCACGAACTGCAGAACTTGGCTTCCTTGGTGTTCATGGCCTTGCAGGACGGGCACGCCATGTCAGCCTTTTCCGTGGTCTTGTCGGCTTCGGTCTTCTCGGTCTCGGTCGGCTTCGTGGTGGTCTTCTCGATCTCGCTGATGAGCAGACCGACGCCGCCGTGAACGTCCTTCAGCGCCTGGACGGTTGCCGTGGGGTCCTTCTGGTGGTTCTCGCGCACGAACTGGGCGATACCCTTGAGTACATCCTTCATGTCACTCTCCCGGATGGTCGATTCAAACTCTTTGAGGAAGCTGTCAGTCTCACTCTGTGCCGGACCACCAACGATCCAGTCCCAAACGCGCTTCCACATACTCTGCTTTGAAGTTGACACGTCACTTGACTGACTGTCAAAAATGCGAGTCAATGCTTCAGACTCGAAGTCATCGCCCGACTTGAAGACACTGAACGACTTCACACCCTGGCCTGAATTGGCACCTCGATTGACGAAGGATACTTTCCAGACCTCCATCTCTTGGAGTTCTGCGTTCTGCTTCATTTTCATGGCTGGAGGTTCACTCCCCTGGACAGGCTTTGCCGTCCCTGCGATGGACACATAGCCGTATTCACCTGCCTCAATGGACTTCCAGAGGCTGTCATCCATGATCTTGGCAGACTGCATCCATGTGCCTTCGGGTGCCGTGGTATCACCCGACTTCACCTGCCAGTTCTCAACGACTCGCGCGTCTCGCTTGGCATAGTCGTGGTCGGCATCGAATTCCTGACTTTTCTCCATCCAGAAGGTCATGGCGTTGTAGATCGTCTCAGGGGACATCCAGTCCCCGTGAGTGTCCTTCTCGTATGGCCGATAGACCTCGTAGGAAACAATTCGATTGGGTGCGTCGATCTTCAGGATGGGGACGAGTCGCACCGTGTTCCCATCTGCGCCCTTGTAGGTCTGTGTTCGGTTTGGAATAGGTAGTGCGTCGATCTTCGCTTCGAAGTCCGCGACCGCTTTGAGTACGGACGCCTGCGTCATCTCGGCAGGCAAATGTTTCCAGTCGGCCAGGACATCATCCAGATCGGTCTTGTTGAACTGCTTTGCCACCGGCTTGAACGAGACGACCGCCTCCACCTGGGTTACGTTCGAGAAGGTGATTGAGCCATCTGCGGACTTGGTCCAGTCGGTCTGGTAGAAGCCATCATTGCGATAGTTGTAAACGATAATGTATGTCTCGTAGACACCGTCCAAACTGGCCGGGCAGTAGTCATGATCCGTGGGTCCGAAGATGCCTGTAAGTCCTGCCTTCTTCACCGCATCGTACATGTCACGCCGGAATACTTCGACCGATTGTCCGGCCAGATCGATCTTCTCTGTCTGTACGGTGACGGACTCAGGAGGCTTCGGCGGCTCCACCGAAATGAATGACGTGACCGCCTTGACTTCCTGGACGTCGCTGAACGTGATCGTGTCGCCGTTCCGTGCCCAGCCTGCACGGTAGTACATCACATCGCGGTAGTTGTAGACGATGACCTCCGTCTCCATGACCGCGTGGATGTAGCCGGGATAGTAGTGGTCGCTGTGATTATAGGTTCCCCACAACCCATCTTTGGCAGCGCTCGTAACGGCCCGCTCGAGTAGCGCCATGAAGTCCTGAATGGTTCCGCCACCCAGATCCAGTTTCGCGACCATCTCCTTGGCGGTTTCCTGTACCTGCTCATCCACGCGCCGCTTCAGATCAGGGGCCAGAAGAGTCTTCACCAGGGTGCTATCAGGGTCGACCGTGACACCTTCCTGGAGTGCCCTTAACACGATACGGCTGAACACGATCTTCCGGGAGCGAGGCTTGGTATACTCCTCGTAATTGGCGGTGAATCGGGACAGGGCGTTCCGCAGTCGCCCCTTCGGTATGAGCGGATACTTGAGATTGACAGGATCCCCGTAGTCCTCGAGGCTTATGGGGAACCCTTTGGGAAATCGAAGGTTGGTACTTTCGAGAATCTCGATGGCGAACCGTCCGGCTCGGGCCTGCTGTGCGGCTTTCGCCTCGTCATCGGTCATGTCGGCTGTCGGCTCATCGGCCTTCAGTGTCGGCTCGGTCTTGACCTCACCACCCGAGGCCAGCGACTCGACATCCACGATCTCAGGAACAATGGGACCACCTTCCACCGGCTTATTGGTCTTACGCGGAGGCTTAGCCTGCTTGGGCAGCGGGACGCCGATGTAGGCGGTCACGCCATCACCGAGTGGAAGCGGATGAAAGCGGGGATTGCCTGACTGGAACTTGCTCTCGGCACGGATGGTAGCGACCCAGCGGTTCCCCGTCTTGGTGATAGCCTCGTCATCTTCGATGGCGTAGAAGTTGGCAGCAAGCCACTTCTCGACGTCCTCCACCGACAGATAGGTGTCGTCGGAGAAGTCGAGCCGATGGAGTCCGCCGACAGAGTAGGTGTCCTTGATAACGATCGCAATGGCGTCTTTCATCGTTTCTGCGAGCTCCTGTGCCTGGTTGTCCCACCACTTTGCATCCGATGGCCCCAGTATTCCCCAGAGTGCCGTTGCCACATCAAGCGGGACTGGGTCTGCCTTCCTTGCGTCGATCTTGCTGACACCATTGGAGTGGTGCCGGGAATGCCATGCGGAGGCTTCCTTAACCCAGTCATCAGACGGAGTCGTGTCCCCGTCGACTACTCCCTGAGCACGACGCACCGTTTCAGGCTTCAGCCCGTCGCCGCTAAAGCCCTCGCTATGCCACTTCAGACCGACTTTGAAGGCACGAATCATTCGGGCGGGAAATTTGTCTGCCATGAATCACCAAATAGGTTTTGAGTCCACGGTAGCAGGTAGGCAGGAAGGGCGTCAAAATCGGGCAGGAATCAGACGATCACAGGCTGGAGTGTAGACCGACACAACCCGTGCAGTGGAGGGGGCCCTATGCTTTGGGAGAGGATATCGTTGACCTTATCCGTGTACTCTCCCCGGTCGTCCCTGTTCCCCATCCCTGACCGGGAGATCTCAGCGAGAACGGTGTCTGTCCCGTCCTTGCCACGGACGAATATCTCCTTCTTGCCGTCGTCGAGTTGTCTCTCTCTGACCCATGGATTCTCGTACTTGACGTCCATCGGATCATCGAGGGACTCGAGCCCTTTGAGTAAATCAAGCGCGCGTCCAACATTAACAAACTTGCCGTCAGCCCATCTACACTGATCGCTGGTCCTCTCGTCCAGTATAGCTGTAAAAATTGCCGTCTCAATTCCAGCTTTACTGTAAGTGCTCAGGTGTCCATAGGCTTCAGCCCTCACCGTGTAGGCATTGGCCACAACGCGATAGTAGTTTGGATTGCCTCCCCGGACCTCGAGCCATCTGGACAGGTCCTTACCGATCTCGTCACCCGATAGCCCCTGTTCGAAGCCCCGAGCGGTAATGGAGCGTGCGGCTTCACTCCATTGGGCTGAACGCTGTTTAAACTGGTCGGTCACGAAGTTGACGGTGGACTTTCGAAGGAAGTTCACCGATGCTTTGTCCACAGCGTCGAACGTGGCTGTGATGGGACCGTTCGAGGGGACCTTGCTCCCACCTGGCCCCCATTCATACTTCTTCGCGTCCCAGGCTCGTACAGCCTTGACCACGCGCATTCCGTGCTGCAGGAGTGGAGAGGCGAGTAACCCAGCGAAGGCGCCTCCTGCCTTGGTGAACCCATCGGCGATGGCTGTGATCTGCTTCCCGAGTTCGACTTCGCCCAGCGCTACCCAGTCAGTAGACTCCGCAATCTCCACGAGTTCAGCCACGGTGGCGTCTACCGTGCCCTTCGCCAACTTCGCCAGTTTCGCCACAAGCCGCTCGGTTTGCTCGTCCTGGGGGAAGATGTCATCCGCCTTCTGAATCGACGTGGTGAACCCCGCAGCGGCCATCATGACGTCGATATCAGCGATACCCGAGTTCAACCTTGCAAGGATGTCGGTGTAGTCGAGCGTGACCGCACGCTTGTAGATCGTCCCCTTGCCGTTACCCTCTACGGCGTAGGCCAGGGTAACAGCGGAATCGGGCGCAACGGCTTTCTCAGCCAGCAACTCTGCATCGACGTAGGATAGACCGGCCGCAAGACGCTCCACAGACACGACGTCACCGTCTCGCTCTGTAACCAGCACCCATCCTTGCCGGCCCACCGTTCGCCCACCCAATGCTTCCCTGGCGTCCTTCAACGTGGCGACACATCGGACAGGCGAAGCGACCAGATAATCTGCGTCAATTACCCGTGGTGCTGACTTGCTCAATCTGTGCATGCACATATCACGCCTCCTACGACCTATCGTACCGGCAGGACTTTTTTCCCGCAAACCGTAGTAAGGTGTTGAAACTTTAAAATAGCCGTTGTATACTCGTATCTGACCACTACGGAGGAGCGGATGCCGAGCGATTGGACGCCGAGTAAACACCAGCGAGCGCTGTATGATTGGATTGACAACGGCATGGGGCATGCTGTTGTGAAAGCGGTCGCAGGATCAGGGAAGACCTCAAGCATCGTCCGTGCGCTCGAGCGTATCCCGTCTCGGTGCAGCGTCCTTTTCGTCGCGTTCAACAAGGACATCGCTGACGAACTGGCGCGACGTGTCCCTGCCCATTGTCAGGCGAGAACGCTCAATTCGTTCGGCGTCAAGGCTTGGTTCTCGTGGGCCAGGTCGTACCCGGAGGTCAACAAGCACAAGACTAGTAACCTACTCCGGTCCATTCTTTCTTACGCTGAAGGTGATGCCTACGGAGCGGAGATTGAGACCTTGGTAGCACTGGCTAAGAGTCATGGTGTCGTGCCTGCCGGCGCTTCTCACTTTCAAGGGCTCATGCCCGACTGTCCCGAGACGTGGAAGTATTTCATCGAACGGTACGGGATCGCCATCAAGGCGCAGGACCGCGACCGGGCGATGATCCGTGTGAGCCAGGTATTGAAGGAGGGGATCAAGACATCCCGGTCGGTCATCGACTACGACGATCAGCTTTATATGCCCGTCATCGCCGGCGCAGATTTCCCGCAGTTCGATTTCGTCTTCGGGGATGAGGTTCAAGACTGGTCGCCTGTTCAGCGAACGATGATCAAGCGTGCGCTCAAACCTACTGGTCGCTTCATTGGAGTAGGTGACGAAAATCAGGCCATCTATGGCTTCAGGGGCGCTGCTTCAGACTCCATCGACAAGATCATTGAGGAGTTCAGAGCCACCGTTCTACCGCTCAGTGTGACATACCGCTGTCCCCGTTCGGTTGTCGCTCTGGCTCAGAAACTTGTGCCGGAGATCGAAGCGGCTGCAAACGCAGTAGAAGGTGTTGTCGAGTCGCCATCGTCATACCGAGTGAGCGACTTCACGCCTGCTGATCTCGTGGTCTGCCGCTGCACAGCGCCGCTGGTGTCACTCGCCTATCGAATCATCGGTCAAGGTGTCCCTTGTCGCGTACTTGGCAAGGACATCGGTCAGGGACTCATCACCCTGATCGACAAACTCGATGTCAGAACCATCGACGGCCCAGATGGGCTGTACATCCGCCTTGGTAAGTGGGAGGACAAGGAATCCTTGAGTTTCGCACTGGCTGACAGACCGGGGCTTGCCCAGTCCGTTCACGACAAGGCTGACTCCCTACGCGCCATTATGGACAGCCGTCATGACCTTGAGACGGCGGCCAACCTCAAGGATGCCATAAGGACGACGTTCGCCCCCGAGAACTCAAAGGCGAACGTTCTGACCCTGGCCACCATCCACAAGGCCAAGGGGCTCGATGCTGATAACGTTTGGCTGCTCAATCCCGACTTGCTGCCGGGCCGATGGGCGACACAAGACTGGGAACTCCAGCAGGAGAGAAACCTCGAGTACGTCGCATACACCCGGGCAAAGCAGGCTCTACGGCTCATCAGTGACACCGGACTGTGCGGGCAGGATGGACGCCCGCTAACGGTTAAGAAGCGGCCCAGTAAGGAACCTAAGCCGCTTACGCCGTCACAGAAGGCAAGAATCGAGAACGAGATATTCGGTGCGCTCAAGGTGGGCGCCCGACGCTGAACATGTGGAGGAAGTTGAAGTGATAGCGGAAAGCCCTTACAAAATTCTGAGAATCAAAGAAGACGAGACGCGAGACAAGGTGGATGAAGCCTGGCTCCGACTCGTCACCGATTACCACCCCGGCCGTCCAGTGGAGGACTTGGACGAATACCAGAAGGTGATGAAAGCCTATCTGGAGATCACAGATCAGACCGCCGACTACATCACCGTAGACGGCGTGTGTGACTGGGCGCCGGTTCACATTAGAAACGAGATGTGGCGTGCGGAGGACATCCGGGAGGGAAAGGATATCCAGGCAGGCTCCATCGACGTAATGAGGGAGTGGATCACAGCCCTGCCGGACTACATGCCGAATGAACGGCTCGAGAAACTCCCCGGCTTCGACGTGCGGTCCATCATCGACCGGCTGCTCATTCAGCCGGAGTTCAAGGACGCCGGACTTCCAGAAGACCCTCGGGCGTTCCGCATTCTCTGGCGGAACAGCAAGTGGGTATCCAAGGGTGCGGTGGTGTTCGGGAGCCTGAGCACGGTCAGCAAGAAGGACCGGAACCTCTGGAAGGAGGGCTACGTCCCCTTGTGGACGATGACGCTCAGCCTTCCCGCCTGGCTGCTGATGGAGGAGTGGGAGAAAGAGCGACTGGTTCATCACGAGATGGGGCACGCGGACTTCGACGTGGACGCGGCCAAGGCGAAGACTAAGGGCCACGACATGGAAGAGAACCTGGCCACCATCGCCCGGTATGGTGCCAGGGACAAGGGGCATGCCTGTGTGATCGCTCACGCCAATGCCCATCCGAGGACCATAGAACTCATCCAGGCGGCGGGATGGGCGGATGGGCAGGGACTTCTATTCAAGCCGCTCAAGCGTGACGAGCGAGGCGCCGAACGGGCGATGATGGGCAGTGCCACGATTTTGACCGGCTCGAAGTCGGTGACCCTGACCAGTAAGCAACTCGACATGGTGGACCAAGCCATCTCGGCCCGTCACCTGTAGCCTACCCACAGCGGCATGGTTCTCTGGTCACGGCAATCTGGGCCATGCCGCTGGTTTATTTTCTTGCCCGGTGTTCATCCTCGTGACACTTCGCACACAGCGCCTCAAGGTTCTCCCAGGCGTCACTCCCACCTTGTGACCGATAGATCCGATGATGAGTGTGATTCGTCCACATGTTGCAGCGCTGACAGCGAGGGAAGGCGTTTTGGAAGGCTTTTGAGTGCTGTGACCATGCCTTTTTCCAGGCGAGCCCGGCGCGTTCCGATCCATCGCCCCATGACGGATCAGGTATCCAGCGACGACAGACGAAGGAACCATCCGGCTGAGTAAGAGGGTTGTCGCAGCGATGGCCCGGGACGGAAGCGACAACATAGTCCATAGGTGTCTCGCCATGAACGCGATCCCCGAACGTCACCACAAGGTCACGTTTCTCAGGTGTAATCCACCCGAGTTTACACAGCGGACACCGCCTGCCTTTCAATGGAGTATTCTGCCGGCGGCATCCGTGAGTACGACCAGACGTTCATCGGCGTTGACCCGGTTCTTCTCCACTGGGATGGTGCCCATCGACGGGTCGGCCATTGCAACTCGTGTGACACGCCCCTTATTGCGAGGATGGACAGCGCTGTCCGTGCGCTTCCCGCCCTTGAACGTCTGGACCACCGGCTCAGGTAGCCCGAGGACCTTGTGAGCGAGCATGGCTCGAGCGGTCTCGAATGCCTGTTCGAAGCCCTGGCCACAGTCGTACAGGTACTCGAGCATGTAGGTCAGAAGATCCGCCGTTCGATCCACGAGTTGCTTCTCGGTGTAGACCGGGGGCTTACCGGTCAACTGTCCTTCCAACTGGAACGTTTCGAGCACAGCCGCCACAAGCCGCTGCTCCCCGATCTTCTGATACACTCGTGTGACCGCGTCTTCTCTATTCGGCCGTTGTCCCATGATTCTCCTTCACTTCCGTGTAGATACGGATCAATGTTTCCTCGTAGACGAGCCTGCCATCCGATAGCCGAGCACCCCGCCTGCCGTCCGGGAGTTTGAAAATCTCATCTACTGTCACAATCCGGCTCGGGTTATTCTTCGCCGCCCATGTCGTACCCGCCTTGACCTTGCAAGCCTTCTTAACCTGCTCAATCGTGACCACATCCAACTTCACCCGCTTGGAGGCGATGGCGAAGATGATCGGCTGACGGCCTCGACTGAAGGTGGCAGCGTTCCCCACCCGCTTGACGACACCCTGCTTCTCGAGCCGCCTTACACGACGGTTCATCACCTGGCGTGAGATGGGCGTGCTCCAGCGCTCGCACAACTGGCCAATGGTCTGCGGCCCGTGAAGTTTCAGCAGTTCTACGACTTGAGCGGATCGATCTTGCATGCCGCACTATAAAATAGTAGTTGAATCTTACGCCACTAATGGGTACAGTATGTAAGACCCCCTTTAATAAGTCAACAACTACTGCTGAGGCGGACATGCGGAGCGAGTACAGGCATTTGTTGCGGCCGGTGCAGATCGTGTTTGTGACGGACGAGACGCCGTCACCGTTCGTGAGCACATGGAAACTGGTGCTGATGGTCGGTCTGATTGCGATGACCGGCGTGATGTGCGGTCTGGGCCTGGTGTCGGTGCTGTGAAGGGAAACGAGTGATGGAGAAGCGTGAGATCCGCTGGCGACAGGCAAACCATCTCCCCTTGGCGATCACTCGGCTTATGCCGGGTGTCATCAACTACAAGGGTGTCCACCTCCCGCCCTCAACCGTGACACTCCCGGCTGACCTTCTCGAGCCGACACAGGAGGGGGACACCCTCCACTTCGATATCGAGACCTATCGTCGGGCGGTATCGACGCCAGAAGACACGGCTACTCATCTGCGGGAAGAGTCGGTTTGATGGTATAGGAGAAAGCGATGAAGCACCAAGGCTTAAAATGCCGCACTTGTCGGGGGCGTGGCACGGTAAAAACCCGGCGACTCTGCACGATCGTCACCGAGCGGGATTGCCCTGACTGCGAGGGCACAGGACGGGCGGACGCTGATGAGGATGCGGCGTGGCTTCCTCCAGAGTTTAGAGGCACAGAAGAGGAACTAAGGGAGACTGAGACGTGAACCACATGAAGGATCTGACCAGTGATGACTTGACGGCACTCGCCACGTTCGACCCGGAGACACCGGAAGGGCGAACGGAGTTCAACCGCCTGGCGCATGAGATGATGCGCAGGGATGGGGATGTACCGATAGAGGAGGCGATCAAGCATGTCAACGCAGGACTCATGGATGAGTCAGAGGCGCTTGACATGGTCCGCCGAGGCGCCCCTGAGTACGACGGTACTGCCACCCGATATGTCTATGAGGTAAGGCACTACCGCCGCCCGATCGCGGACCTCTGCCGTCCCGGAGCCTTCGACCCGGAACCGATCGTCAAAGCCGTAAGAGAATGGACCGGGCGTCACCTGACGTTGGCAGTCGAATACGACGGTTCTGTGTGGTCTGCAATGTTTCACACTGGGCTAACAGGCGATCCGTGTGTGTGCGAGGAAAGCCCGTTTATGGCCCACGCGGTGATAGTCGCCGCCGTTGTGGCGTGCGTTGTGTACGGACGAGATTATGCCGCCGTAACGCCCTGATAGCCTTCTTCCTCCCTCCTACTCTTATTCCCTTAAAAATAATTTGAAGCATTGTCATTTCTACTATTGACAGTAATCAAAGCCTGCCTTATATTAGGTACATAGACGCTGGCAAAAACAAATCACGGGAGAGTAGGACATGGCGACCATCATCAACATGAGCACCAGGCGACAGATGGAGACAATCTACGAGACACCCGCTGAGACGGCCAAGAAAATCCGGTCAGCGCTGAAGGTCGCATTCCCTGGTATCAAGTTCAGCGTCCGGTCGCGGTCATACTCCATGGGCTCGACTGTTGATGTCGCTTGGACGGATGGCCCGCGGACAAAGGACGTGGAGGCGGTAGCAGGGCAATTCGAGTCCACATCGTTCGACGGGATGGACGACAGTACGCACCACCACGGCTACATCCTTGACGGCGTGCGATATAGCGGCGCTGGTTACGTCTCTTGCCAGCGCGAGTATTCGTCCGAATGGGCGGCGCTCCTGCTGGCTTATGCCAATGATAACGGCTCGTTTGAGTCGTACCAGGACGAGTGGGAGCGGATGGCCTGGGCCGAACAGGACCTGACGCTCGAGTAGTTCCACACCCCGAGCCCGGCGGGCAATCCGGGCAGGGAGAGAGAGATGATGACATGCTCTTGTGGACAGTCCGACGCGCATGAGATCGCCCGGTCTCACACCTATGATGGCATCGCCGTCTGCCTGTGGTCAGATGGCATGGTGTCCGGTCTCATGGGCTTCCGATTGCGCGGTGTCCCTTCACGGCGTCCCAGGACCCCGGAAGCACGCGAGAATGCACTGACCGCCGGACATCTCCTTCTGGGTGATGCGGGCATCTACGATGCCGACGAACTGCCGGACCTGTACCGGGCTGCTGAAACCGCCGCACGGGAGGACGCACTTCCGGGCACGATGCGTGATGAGTATGCACGGATTCAGAAGCCTGCAACGCCCACGCTGATATGGGTGGTCCTGGCCACGGATCGCGACGGCAAGCCGACAGAGCGGTATGCCAAACTGCCGCGACTGTCGAAATGGCCTGGCTTGGTCATCTGGGATTTCTGTAACGGTCCCGGGAGTGCCCGGGGTCGGTATCACGTCATGCGTGAGGAGCATCCAGCGGGTTACGCGGACAAGGTCTGTTATAGGACCGGGTGTGCGTTTGCTCGGTTGACTGATCTGTGGAAGCACTTAGAGGAATCATGAGACGCAAACGCCGAAATCCTGAAGCAGAACGTGCGGAAGCGCTCCGCGAGACTGAGCGGCGGGTGAAAGAGCGGGAAGCCCTCGATCGGGAGTGGGCACCCTTCGACGCTCTGGCTGCGCGTATCTGCCTCGAGCAGACATTGCCCCTTATCGGCGTGGACGTGCCCGCATGGGGGCAGTGCGCGGAGGAGATGACGCTTGAGGGGGCAGAGCGGCGACACGAGACGATCGCCATCCTGGCGCGGTCGGGCGTCTCCGATGTGTGCCTTCGGGACCTTGTGAGCGGGTCGGACCTGTACGCCTCCGATCGGCTCACCGCGATATGGTGGGCGCGGCTCCGGATACCTCCGGTGACGGACATCAGCAATGTGGCGGACAAGGATGCCTTCGTTCGGACACTGCTTATCCGTGACCTCGATGAGATGGTGGCGGCAGGCACGATCCACTCGGATGCTCGGGCTATACTCCGGGGCACCGAGGACATCTTTCAGCACAACCGGCAGCGAGCACGGCGGGAACTGCAGGAGTTCAACGCCCGCCTTCAGTCGATGGTGGGGAAGGATGACCATGCTTGAGCACATCACCGCTTCTGTCTCCGCTCTCGAGGAGTTATGGTCACCGTTTGATCATGGGCTGTGGTGTGAGGCTATGCGCCGCGAGGATGTGGCGTTCTGCATCGCAAAGAAGTGGAGTTTGTCCCCGTCCGAAGGGGAGAATATCCCGTTCGATACTCGCTACTACCTCGCACATGCGGCACGGATTGCGTGGTTCGTCGAGAACGGATACCAAGGCAGCGTCGAGATAGATGTGCCGATCAAACGGTCACCGACATGGTATCCAGTGCGAGACGGAAACCACCGGCTCGCTGCCGCCATAATCCGTGGCGACAAGACCATCCCTGCCGTGTGGTGGGGAGGTCCGCAAGACGTACTCGAGAAGATCAGGATGCCGCCGTCATGCCCCTAATCAAGCCGCGCGGTCGCAACGGTAGACGCCCGCCAGGTCATCACACGCCCATCAAGGAAGCCGTCTCGCGTTCGGTAGGTGTATCCTTCATGACCACGGTGGAGCGCCGGGCATGGATTGACGCTGAAGTAAAGCGGCGCGGCGTTAAGTCTCTTGGAGATGTGCTGAACGAGTTGATTCAGCAGGCGATGTCAGCGAAGACTGCCCAGTGAAGGCATGGCGCGCCCACCCAGCATGACCCATTCCTTCAACACGTTCGCATCCACTTCGATCTTCTCACCATCGCCCCGCTCGAGCCTGCCCAGTGAATCCCTGAGTATGTGCTCATCGATCCCCATCAAGGTCGCCTGCTTCGTCAGACTGTTCATCTGCTCCAGCATATCGGAACGAAGATCAGACAGGAACCCCAGCACATCCTCACGAGAGACGCCGCCAGACGCCCGCTTCTGAGCGAGGAAGTCGATAGCCTTACCAACCCCTTCAGGAGACGTACCCATCGCCCCAGGCGCCCCTGTGACGCCCTTCATCTGTGCCAGGTATACTGGCAGCGGCAACTTCGACCATTCGCTATCGTATGGCGGCAGGGAGTGATTCAGAGCATCGGCGGCGATGAGCCGGGCCTCGTCCAGCGTGAGGAACCCGGCGCGCACTGCCACGTCTGCGAGCTCGATCAGTTCTCTCGAGTCCCGGTTGATGGGCGCGTTGCTTCGATAGTCCCAGTAGCGGGCACCGAAGATCGGGAGCAGGCGAATGTTGATGACGTCGTCGATATCCTTCCTCTCCGGCTCATAGGTGTGCTTCTCGACGTGATCGGCCATGACTGTGGCCGTCGCTCGATTCATGCCCATGAACTTACCCACGGACATGGGCGGGTTGCCGAAGGCGCTGTCGATCTTATCCCCTTCGTCCTTCCGGTATCGGACATAGAGCGCATCGTCGCGCTGGTACTGGGTGAGGGGGATGACGTGGATCTTTGGGATTGGCGCGTCACCGACAACGGGCGAGCCTCTACCAACACCAGACGGCGCGGCCTCGAGCGTCAGGATACCGCTGGTGCGGTTGTGGCCCTTCAACTTCGTCTTCAGGTGCTTCTCGATCTTCTCGACAGCTCCTGCTGCAAACCTCCCACCCTCTACCAGAATCATCAGGTCCGGGATCGCGTCGTTACGCAGTGTCATCAGGTTGACCTGCTCGGCCTCGATCTCTCCCAGAGCTCCCACGACAAGACCCTGCCAGCGAGGGACGCCGTAAACGTCATGCTCAGTATTGATCAGCGTGAAATGGATCATCTCAAGGGCGGGCCCGGTCTCGGTCCCCATCTTGATCGCCTTGTCCAGTTCAGCCTTCGTCTTGTACGTCTGGCCGGTGCGATTGCCGATCAGCCGTGGGTCGCCTATCTCCTTGAAGAAGATCATGCCGCCGCCGTACACATTCGGCACGGCCGGTGTGTCTCCTTCACCGATGCCCTGGACGTATCGCCGGAACGACCGGATTACCTTCACCTTGTCGTAAGAAACCGGGCTGATCTTCACGCGGTCGCTGACCTCGACGTTCATGTCCTCGGGAGACAACTTCACGGCTCGAGTCGTGCGAGCGGGAACCCACCACAGAGAAAGCGGCTCACCCCATGGATTACGATTGATGGCCAGGAAGCCGTTGCCGTAGGTCTCCAGGTCCCAGCGAAGGCGCCGGCGAATCCGGATCAGGGTCTCCTTGGGATTCGGATTGTCGAAGAACAGCCGCAACCGTGCCTGCTCGGCCGCCATCTCGAGTTTGAGCCGCTTCTTCCTGGCGTCTACCTCAGAGTCGTCGATCTCCAACTGCACTTCGGGCGGGTCTCCCCCATCCGTCCAGTGCTTCACCCGTGCCTCGTGAAGTCGCTCCATGTAGATGACGGCGCGGATCTCGTCGTCCACCTTTTCAGATGCCAGATCCACCCGTGGCATGAGCTGGTATCCGTGCGCGTCGATACCGTGATTGTACGCCTCGATGTTCTGACGGATGGATGGGGAGTTGCGAACGATGAAGCCCAGCCAGGCAAAACTGATCGCTGGCGGGATGACGCCCACACCGGAGAAGAGCGTGTTGAGCTTGTTCTCATCCACCCGAATGATGTCGGGCTCGATACGGCCCAGGTCCTGCGGCCCGCCGTCGTCACTTTTCTGGATGCTTGACTTCTGGACGCTGGCTCGAGCCGGTGCATGCCGGTCGATCCACGCGTCCCCAGTGGCGTTTCCCGCATCTTTCGCGGTGATCTCCCGATCAGCATTGTCGATCGCGTCTTCCCATCGCTCTTGCGGTTGGTCCTCTGCCCCACCCAGACTGCACACCTTGATTTCCCAGCCGCTATATCCCTGCTCTTCCATTACATCCACCTCACCTGATCGAAAACGCTCACTGGTCGCTCGTACTCCACATCCACATCATCGCTGTCTGTCGTCATCTGTAAGCCCATGCTTCGGACTCGTAGCGCCCCGTCGTCATACGTGTCATGTGATCGTACACCTTCCTCGAGCATGTCCTCGTTCATCAGGTAGTATTCGATGAGTAGGATGATGCAGTAGACGAAGGCGTCAACGAGGTCGTCATGGACACCGAACGGGAAGTCCCCCATCTCGGCCTGTAGATCTTCTGTCCCGGGAAGAAAGTAGACTCGGCACTGGTCCACGTATGGCTGAGTGCGGATGGCTCGGCTGATCTTGTCCCCACCCACCTTCTGGGGACGGAGCGGACGGAGCGGCAGCAGCGCCATCTCTTTCACGTACTGGCGCATCCATGTCTGGGCCGCCACCTCCTCCATACCGACGTGTTGGAGTTGATCGCGGATGGCCCAGTCGACAATCGCCCTGGCCGTCTTCTGGAGCCCTCCACGGAAGGCTGAAGACCTGAAGACGTAGATATTCAGATCTTCGCCCAGAGCCACCGATACATAGCCGTTACGGTCGTTCCGGCTCTTCTCTGTGAAGGCGAAGTCCCACGCTCCGACCGCCCCCGCCATCTCCACGTTTTCGATAACTTCCCATGTCGTAAACTGGAATTTCGTTGTATCCCAGATCCGATCATCGTCAGACATCGGCTGAAGCAAGTAGGCTCGAGCGAAGTGGATGCGAGGGAGGCGCGCGAAGCGTTTCTGAAGCCGTACTCGTCCCCATTGTTCAGGCCACACCGGACTGAACTCATCAGCGACCTCGCCGCGTGCTTCTGCCTGCTGCCTGGCCCACTCGCCACCCACCGGACGACTGAACAGAAACCAGCCCATCTCAGGGGCCTTGGCCTTCAACTCGCTATGGAGGTCCGCTTTGTGCCATGGCGTCCCGATCCAGACGACTTTGGCCCCGTCTGCGCATTCTCGTTCAGGTAACTCGGCCAGTTGTCCGCCTCGAGCGCGTCTGTCCGGTAGCGTGTCGGGAAGAGAGTTGAAGTCGGTCTCCTCCCCGTCGTCGTTGACTGGTGAGCCCGCTGCTTCCCCGTCGTCGTCCTCTTCGACCATCGGGAGCCAGACACCGAAGAAGGTCTCCTTTGTCGCCTCACGCATAGCCTCGGAGCGGACGGATTTGGGATTGACCACGTCATCGAATAGCAGTCGTGTGGCACGACCACCAATACCAGAGCTGTCCAGGCCGTAAGCTTCGACGCTGGCGTCCTTCGAGATGATCTTACGCTGGCAATAGATTGCGTGTTGAGTCCACCCTGCCATGTTCGCTGGCTTCAGGTGGGGGAAGACTTCATGCACTCGTGGGTTGTGCAGAATGTGCTCTGTGATCTCGCGGACACGCTTCTTGGCTTCCGCATCACTCACGCAGATGATCTTGATGAGTTCATCCGGGTTATTGCCCAGCCAGAACAACACTCTGGCCACACACTGTGTCGTCTTGCCGGTGTCTCGAGGAAGTTCGCCAAAGATGTATTCCTGGGTATCTATGGCGGACTGGAAATCGCGATGAACTTGCGACTGGCGGACCTGATGCGGGGTTCCGTCCGGGTTCTTGCGCCGGGAGTCGGAAAAGCAATACTCGACGAAGACGTTGGTGTCATGTCGCGCCTGCTTGACCTTTCTGGCCCGCGCGACTGCGCTGATCTTCTCGAGTTCCTGAAGCTTTGCTATCTTTTCCCAACGTGTTTCCATTCCGCTTTCTGCGCCGGGGCATCCGCGATCGTGCATGTGGTAAGCATCGCCCCCATGCCTACCATCAGTGAATAACTCAGAACCGACCCCCGCAAGACATTGATAGCCAGGTACAGTCCGGCAATCTTGGCATACCGCTTGATCGCCCGACTGTGACGGTGCCGGTGGATCTCGAATGCAACATCACTCGCTGTCGTCGGATCCCCGGGGTCCTGATACGCGCCCACCACGCTTGCGAGTTGATTTCTCACGACGGATCTCCTCTTTCACCTCCTGAAGCAGTCTCCTTTCCTCCATGCCCATCTGCAGGGAGTGCTCAAGGGATCTGTTCAAGAGTTCCATTGTCTTTGAGATATGCGGGGCAAACCGTGCCCAGACTGCCCGCACCCCCAGGATGATGGAGATCAGAATCACGATGTAGGGGATGTAGTTTGGACTCGAGTTTGCAAAGGTCTTGATGACCTCACCCAAGCCCACCGTGGTTCCCGGTGTCATGTCCCGTCTCCTGTCTCAACAGTATCCCAAATGCGGCGTGTTGACAAAAATCAACACGCGTCGTGAGTGCCTAACTCTATTATCCCCAGCGTGTGGGCATGCGCAAATCTGATGCCATCGGGCAGCGTTCAGGGGTCAAATGGATGAGTTTGGTAGAAGAAAAGAAAAAGGGGCGACTCTGCGATAGAATCGCCCCTTTTTGTCAACTGGGCTTGCCAGAAATGGTGGAGGCGCCGATGTACCGCCCATCGGGTCCGAAAGAACTCGACTCAAGGTGTCTACGTGCGTAGTGCTCTGATCAGTTTCGCCCTAGATCTGCAGGCACACAGTCTGCCGGGCTAGCAGGTGATATTCCCTCGTTTAGTCCTGCGCTCCACGAGGGTTTTGACTGCTGGCATTATGCCCACCTGGCCCCGCAGTCTGAACCAGGCGAACAGCCCACTAAGCGGCCTGACGGTCGTAGTCGGCGTAGTAGTCGGTGTTGTTTGCGACTATGGTTTTGAGCCTGTTTAACGAGGCGACCCACCTCTGCACGCTGCCCTGATCTACCGTTCCCCCGTCGAATCTATTTCGCCCCCGAAACTGTAAAATGGAATGCCCCCAGTAGGATTTGAACCTACGACCTGCCGGTTAAAAGCCGGCTGCTCTACCACTGAGCTATGGAAGCGTTAGACCTCTTCGACCTTGATGGAGTATTTCCACCGCTCCATCTTGTCGTCAGACTCGGTTGTGATCTCGAGATGGTCAAGACCTGCCTCTTTGCCTCTCACATCCGTGACATGGAGTGCCTTACCAGACTCGGGACTGGTCAACAGAATGGACTTGAGGAAGTCGCTTTCTTTATCCACGTCGATCTCCATGTGAATGATCCCACAGGGAATTGAACCCTGGCTTCCGCCGTGAAAGAGCGGTGTCTTGCCACTAGACTATGGGACCAAAGGTAGCGCCGTCGTGTTCAACGGCACTGAACTTCCGGACTCTTACCGGCTGCATGTGCAGGACTCGTGTAGCCAATCGAACAGGATCACATCGAGTAACTGACCTGACATCCGCGCCGACAGTACAGACGCGGCTTGCGGTGCAACGAGGGGATCTCGATGAAGACATCGCCCTCGGAATTCGTGTTGAAACAGATCCGGTGAGTGCGGGCGAATTGGTACGCGGCAGTCTCAGCGCTCACACCGCTGGTCAACACGGTTCCGGTCATTCGCTTCTTGCTGCCGGACTTGTGCTTGAACGTGGCCAGGGTCACTGAGTCAACGTCCGACTCGTCATCAACATCTTCCTCAACCGACAACTCCGGACGACTCACGAGAGACAGTGCCGACACTCGAGGCCAGTAAAGCTTCGGGCGCGCCTTGCCCGGTATCTCGCTGGTATGTTGACCATCCGCCAATATCGGCTTGACGACCTTATGGACAGCGACCTTGGCGGGCAGGACTGCTAGAGCTTCACCGGTCTTTACCTTCACATGACCGGCAGCCTGACTACTCCACTGGACCATGTCACCAAGTTGATACTGCATTTCAGCCTCCATGTTCACGTTAACGACCGCCGCTGAGAATCAAACCCAGGCTTCCGGTTGCGCGTCCCGGCGTGCGATCCAGCCACGCTGCAGCGGTGAAAGATAAGGCGGCGCTGTTCAACAAGCAGCGCCATTAAGCCCGTAGTATGGGCGCCTCATGAAAGACTCCCGGTTAACGTGCCGGGTCACGCCCTACACAGATAAGGCAGTTTCAGACACCTTACATCGGCGCTCGGATCGAACGAGCAGCTTCCCCTGTCCGTCCCCTTCGGGCTGCGCTAATACTTCAGGTTCGGGATTCCTGAAGGCATGCCCGTAAATGCCTCACGCACATGCCGAAGACTCCAAGTATTTAACGACGTGGGAGTCTTGGATGACCGTCTCTGGTGGAATCGGCCAGGATCGAACTGGCACTTGCTACACCTTGGCGCGCCGTGTAGTTGCTCTATCCGATTGAGCTACGATCCCATAACGCGGGCCTTTTCCAGCCCGCCAGGCTAACATTCAACACAAGGAGGCCAGTCCATAGTGCCTATCTGCGGTAATTTGCAGACATGCGGCCGCACGCAGCCTTAAGCCTAGTGCATGTCTCCGTTGGTCAAGCCAACGGCACTGACGAAGGGCGGAAAGCCGAGCCAGTGAGGATTCAAATGGAGTCGGCGCCATTTTGGACTAGCGGTCGTGAACTGGCGTCTTTCTCGTTTTTAAAGCATGGCACCAGACGCATAATACTTGCAGATTTTCCAGTGAATTATGTTCACGGTTATTATCGATATGATCAACGTCTAACATTGCAGAATACTTGTCGTATCCACATTGACAACATTTCTGCCCGTATTCCCGGAGTGCACGTTCCCTGTAATAACTCTTTCCGTTTTTGTATTGTCCTGGCCGTATTTCCTCAATCCCGCCAATTCTCTGAGCCAAATCCTTGCATGCTCTGGTACAAAAGTAAAAACCATGTCTTGAATTCTTTTTCTTGCCTGTTAGTTTGACGAATTGCTTTCCACATTGTGAGCATGTGAGAGTCTCGCGGCGTTGCTTCGTCTTAGCATGGCACTTTTTGCTACAAAACTTTGCACCATTAAGTATGTGCCTTGGCAAATAAAACGTTGCTCCACATTGAGCACACACCTTAGCATACAGTTTCCTGAAGTAGCCATCATAGCTATCAGATGTGATGTACTCTGACTCTTCTTGCGCCACTGAAGTACTTTTCTGCTTGAACCGCTATCCTCTGGTGCCAATCTCTGTCAGGCTATGTGCGCTCCACATACAAACGTCTTGTATACTGCAGGCCAGACGTTCCCCCACTGAACTACAGCCCCGTATGCTCGTCTTTCCCGGCTGCCTGGCTCTGTCTCGTCGAGCCTTCACGCCCGCATGGGCTCAGAGAGTGCGCCACCACTCAATCTGAGGTCGGTTGCTTTGCCCCGGAGGTTACAGGGCGCCGGTTACCATACCGCCTCCCGATGACTCATGCACAGAGAGTCGGGAGCGCTACTCTGCCGGGAGTTTCACCCGGGTGCCGAAAGAATAAAAGACTGGGCTGACGGTACTGGTTCCACTCAGGACAGCGCTGCTTCCACTCCGGATGTACAACTCAGCAGGAACGCCACTCAACTCAGTCACTGGATCAACCGCCCAGTCTTTACCAGACTGTACCATGACCCTAGATATACAGTCAACAACTATTTTAATGATTCGTCTTAAAGGTTCGGTCGACCGAACCCGAGGCAGAGCGCTCTCTTGCGGAGACGACGCGCGACATGCGAAGATTTACCACCGCTGGGAGGCGCGGTGTTGCCCTCCACCGTGACGACACAGCATGAGTTGGACATCTCGACGATACCCACATGATTGGGCTTGCCATTCCCCCGGACATCCATGAAGGCGATGTATCCGGGTTCCGGGTCGTCGACCAACCACCCGCGCTGGCGAAACGCCTCGAGGCCGATGGCGACGGAAGCAAAGCCGTTATATCCAGGGGCTTGAAGTTCAGGAAGGGGTGTGCCCGCCTCGTCAAAACACCACGAGACGAACATGCCGCACCAGGGCTGGCCATCCCAGTTCTGCCCAGCAGTCTCCCCGTACCATTCTCCGTACTTGGTACGATTTGAGCCGTCCGGAGCCTCCTGCATTCCGATCTCAGATATAGCTATTTCCAAAGGCGTGTTGCTCATACGATCTCCATCATTGAAGGGTATGAGCAAAGGATAGCCTGTAAGGGCGGGAATCACAAAATCAGGAGAGAGCGGGAATCAGGGCAGCAGCGATCGTGTGGAGTGCGACGGACAGGCGCTCGGACAGACTCGACCCAGCCGGGGGGAAGTGCCTGCTGAAGTTGTCCAGAGAGATGGTCCCCTTGACGTCGTCGTCGGTGACGACGCGCACGATGGGGCGAACGCACTGGGCAACCTCAACGACGTGAACGGACATGGCGCCATGAATCCAGGTGGAACCAACGACGGGAAGACCGGATTGAGTCAACATGATGTTTGCTCCTAGTGTGTGATGAACATTCAATGACTCAATTTATAATGTTCGTTAGCGTAGCTGTCAACTATTATTTTAATGTTTCTGTGTTTAGGTCAATAATTCCTGATCAGGACTTCGTCGACGGCTCCACGCCCGGTGCCCTTGCAGTTGACGGAACGGATGGCGCGGACGTGGGAGATCTCAAAGCCCTTGTACAACTCGAGCACGGCAGGGTGAGCGCTGTTGCATAGGAGGAAGTTGATAGAGCGCTTCGCCAGGTCTTGGCATGCTTCAGCCAGACTTGCCTGGTGATCCATTCCGAATCCATCAGCCGTGTACTGGTCGAACGAGGCGGTCACAGAGACAGGAACGTAGGGTGGGTCGAAGAAGATGAAGTCACCGGCTCGGGCCAGAGATGTACTGGAAAGGAAGTCGGCCTCGAGTATTTCAGCACCCTGGAGCGACGATGACGCGGCCAGGAGGACATCTCCACGCACCACATCAGCCGTCACCTTGGATGGATCGAAGCTGACGTTGAACTCTCCCTTCTGGTTCTCCCGGAACAGCCCGTTGAAGCATATCCGGTTCAGGAAGACGAACAGGGCCGCAAGCCTTATCGGGCTGGGTGGCGTTGAGTCGGTGAACAGCCCAAACACACCTGACCGTCTCTCGCGTACTCCACGATTGAACTCTGTACGAGCTCGCAGATAGCCCTCCAGCGTTCGCTCCTGCATGAGTCGCTCGAGTTCATCGATCACATCTTGTGGTCGGCTACGGACCATTCGATAGCAGGTGACCAGCCTATGGTTCAGGTCGGACAGATAAGCAGCTCCTTTGATCCGTCTCTCCCGGACCATGGCGAAGTAGACAGCACCTCCACCGATGAATGGCTCATGGTAGGCGTTGAACCGCTTCGGGACGAGACTCAGGATCGGCTCGAGTAGTTGGTCCTTACCACCCGCCCACCGAAGGAACGGCCGCGGCTCAAGCCCATTTTTGCCACTAACCGTAATCGCTGCTACCATGCCACCAAATCCTTGGAGGAGACTATGCGTCCCAGTGAAGTGAAGATTGAACTCGTGTCCGTTACCTGCCCTTGTGGCTTGTCCCTGGCCGAATGTGCCGAGCACCGCCCACTGTTTTTCGATCTGCTGAAGGAGCGCGTTCCTGAAGCACAGAAGAACCTGATCGGGCCGGCGCTGTTCAGTTTGTTCGTCGATCCGGTCAAAGCAGCCGGATACGTGCTTCAGGCGTTGAGCACGCTGGCTGTGTTCGGCGTCGTCTGGTATCTGATCGCGAACGATTATCGGCTGGGTGTGTCGGTAAGTCGCCGGGAGCGAAGTTCATCGTGAGCCATTCACGGCAGCCGTTTGTCCGCCCTCTGCCCTTCAGGTATTGAGTGATCTCGACATACTGCCAGCCAGTCCCCATGGTGATCGGTTCAGCCTCGCAGATGACGACTCGAGCGCCAGTAGTGGCCCAGACTCGAGCCACCCTGACGACGTCCGCCCGCGAGAAGACGTACTCTCCATAGCCCTCAGTCCCCTCGTAGGGTGGGTCAATCAGGACCAGCACACCGGGCCCGCCCCACACGGTAGGATCTACTTCCAGCGCTGAGCAATGGAGTACAGTCAGTGATGACAGTTCCGGAAGTGCTTCAATGCGCTCGATCAGATCTGGAAGACGGACGTTGCGCCGGCCTACCCCTTCACCGCGTTTCTCCCGGTATTCCCGGTTGTAGGGCGCCGTCTGATCCATGCCGTGCGTCTTCCAGCGCCGGGCGTGTCCAGTATGTGTCTGGATAAGGCCATCTCGAGCAGTGCCTGCGACACACACGGGATAAATGATTTTCCGACCGTAGCCCCAGAATTGCAGTGTGGACCAGTGGCAGACACGTCCGAGAATCCCATCTGGAACGGGCGACTTTGCAATTCTCTCCCATAGAGTAGAAGGATCGGTGTCCTGCCACGACTTGAGGCACGATACCAGTGCTGCCCTGTCGTCGTGGTTTTTTACAACCTGCCAGAACTCGCCATACGGTCCCGGTTCAACGGCCAGATAAGAGTCAGCGCCCATCCCCGGCGTAACCCGCATAGCAGGAAGAAGCGCGTCCAAGAAGTTGAACTTACTCCCCCACATCGGAATGGTGATCTTGTGGACCTCCCATCCCAACCGGAGAGTTGTGCAGAGAGAGGCCCCACAGAGTTCAATGAAGCGAGTAGGGCGTGTCATATTCCAGCACCGATCCGAAAGTCGCTGCCAACCGGCTGCCCGTCCAACTCCACATCGACACCATGACGCACCAGAAATGCCGCGAGAATCCTCCGATGGCAGAACTCGACAGGCTTTTCCCAGCAGAACAGCGTGCAGTCGTCGGGCAATTCCAGTGACATGCCGCCGAACGCATAGAGCGCATTCAACTGCGCCCAATACCGACGCGTGAACTCGTGTATTGTCATACGTCCAGACTTCGCCGCTTCAACGTCCGACCACTCAGGCGCAAGGTCCCTGCGGTGTTCGTCTACGTCGATCCATTTCGGAACGCCGTTCGAGATGGCGATCCATGGGCGAGAATACTGCTTCGCTACTGCATAGTGAGCAAGACGAATCATGGTTCACGCTCCAGTGCTAGACGCTTCGCCTTTACCTTTGCGTATGCCTTGTTATTGTTCGCCTTCAACCTGCACTTCGATGTGCAGTACACTCGACGTCCGCGCCCGTTCGATCGTGGGTCCACCACATACGATTCATTGCAGGTCGGGCATGTACGACGCTCGACGCCCCGCTCAGCCACTACCTGACTCTGCTTGTCACGATGTCGCCGTCTGGAATCGGCCTTGTGAGCCTCCCACTTGACGGAGTCCGTTTTCCTGGCTTGACACATGGTCTGATTGTGGATAGACGTAGCCAGGACCTCTCTCGGCTCTCTAGAGTGAAGCCAATACCATCGGCGAAATTGCTCTCGTCTTGCCTCTCGACGTGCCTGGACATAGACCTCGTACTGTTCATCAGCACGACCAGAGAGTGAACGGAACATGGCCTGTACTTCAAGGCTTAGATGCGGATGCCAGGCCACTATGCACCCATATCTTTGAAGCCGTATCGGTCACGAAGTTGTCTCTGGAACTCGGCCATCTCACAACTCCACGCCTTCATACCTTCCGGGTCCTCGAGCCAGACCCCGCATCCCCGCCAGAGCCAGCAAAGATGGACGGAAGGCGTCCGCACAAGTCGTGTCTTGTTCTCCACCCAGAAGCCACCGGGTGACCACATCAGAGCAGGAAAGACTGGGCGTGCGTTCGATGCTTTCCACACGTTCATCGTGTAGAAACGAGGTCGCCATTTGAACAGTCGTTTGAACATCATCACTCCCACCCGCAGACAGCCAGCGCACCAGCCGCTCTTCGTACCCACTCAGGCCATGGCGGATACGCCAATTCCCAGAGGAATACTCGCCCAAGGTATTCCTTCCCGTCGTCAAGAACCAGATCCACCCAGACATCCATCTCGATCTCACCATCCGTGTTAAGTTGCGCAGAGATGTGATCATAGAATGTCGAGCCCGACTCAAAACGATTGTGCTCGTAGATGACAACGTATCCTAGAGCGCCATGGTGCTCCAGAACGAACCCGGCCGCCCGTAGTCGGTGAAGCATGTTCTCTATCTTTGCACCACTCAACTCAGATCCTCCAGCACCAGGCCGTATGCACCCGCCTTAATTGCTTCACGTCGCGCCTCGTACACAGAGAAGTCCGAATGGTCCCGAGCATAGTAGCTAAGCTTTCGCGCCTCAAGCCACTCTTCATACCGTGCCTGACGTTCTGCCATCTCCTCTTTCGGACACGAGTAGCCTTCTGGTTCTCCCATGGCTCGAGCCACATCCGAACCGGCATTGATCTCGATCCATGTCTCAGGAGCGGTGCAGGCCCTGTCCACCATGAAGGGGCAGACGAGGCAGAAGGAATGTTGACAGTCGAAGGCCATGAGTCACCTCTCAATCGTCGTCTTCTTCGTCTTCCCACAACTCTTCGATCTGAGCGCAGACACGCTCGCGAGCAGGAATGGAAAGCCCGCCAATGTCAGACCACGGTATGGACGATGGATTCTCGATCCAGTGGTTCATAAGAGTTTCCCACATCTCCGTGTAAATCCAGGTACAGAGCAGTGTATCTCTGATCTCACGACAGACAAGGCACGTCCGGTGATAGTCTGGACTTCCACCCCATATGCCGAACACATACTCGTACTGGTCACCGGGATTGATCGTCCCGCCACACTCACCACAGCGATACTGCTTCTTGGCGCAACGGAATGAGACACGATGGACCGTAGGTGAACAGTTATCTGTGTCTACATAGATACACGCGCATGCCATGAGTCACCTCACCACAGCCATTCACGACAGTTCTGAAGGTCATCGGGCCACTCGGACATGTCGCCGCCGGCGGGGTCATTCAGGAATCGGTAGAAGCCGTTGGGCTTCCCTTTGGGCAGCGTGACGCCCTGCGCTGATATCCGGTCTGCAACACTGAACGGCTTACTCCCCACCTGCTTCAGCCGGAACCCGATGCCCAACTCCCGGCACTGGTCCCGGAGCGACCGGACCCACGACAGATCCGTGGGCCATGCCCCGCGTCCGTTCGAGCCGTCGAAGATGACAAGGTTGGGCTTTTTGAAGCCATAGCAACCTCTCGCCCACGGGAAATCCTTCGGTGTCGGTATCTCATAGCGACATACCGACAGATCTAACCCCTCCTTCGGAGTCAGGCTGACGACGCGCCACCGAGCCGGGATCTGTGCGAGGTCCTGCCATCGTCGCTCGAGCAGATCCTGCGTCGATGCACTGGCGCCGAGGATGAGGTTGGGCAGGGGCCATCGTGGATTGTCAGGGAATGTGGCTGCTATCCCATGGTTGTCGAGATGACGAAAGCAGTCCGCCAGAGGTACGCCGATTTGTGCTATCCACTCGAACCGCTCCCGGAGCACATCCGGCCACTTGGTCAGCATCAGGCACATGTGCTGAGGCGTGGCGGCGATGACTCCCATGACGGCGGCGAAGTATTCAGGCGGCGCCAGACTGATGTCACCCATGAACTGCACCGCGATCATGCGCGGATCTCGCCAGCACAAGGGTTGTTGGAGTCGTTCGGGAAGACTCAGCCATTCTCCGGTCCATGTAATCCGGTTTGCGCCGTCCGGTGCCCATGTTTCCCGGGAGCCCGGGGTGTTCTTCGCTTGCCTCGGAATCTGCCCCAGCGCCCAGCAGTTCCGACCCTGTTCGCATCCCCTGCATCCATACCCGACGTTCCATGTCTCGCCTTTGAGTACGGCGCCGGTGTCGGGGTGAGTCTGATGGTTCAAATACTCGATGCCGTGCATAGTTATGCTCCTCAGTTGCCAGTGTCGGCTTTCAGTCCGCCATCACTGCGTTTCCCGTTGCACTCGTCGCAATACCAAGCGGGTCGGAGTTGAGCGCCACCGGTCTCGTCAGATTCAAAACAGAGCCAGCCACCATCGTTTTCGGCCCACGTCTTCGAGCATCCGCCGAAGCATGAATACTTAGAAACGACGTCGACAACGGCTCCATCACGTATCGGATTCGTCCCCAGATCAAGCCGCTTCACCACCACCTCCGGACCCGCATCCATAGCGCTCGAGCCATGAGAACCACCGTCCCGATGTACGGAAGCAGGACAAGAATCGGCTGAATCTCGAGCCAGCACGGAAACAGCCCGTGTAGTAACAACAGCGACGTCATACTTCCCTCATCATCTGGTGAAATTTGGCGACTCGTTTTTTAAACAGGTCCCAGTAGTGTTTCATCTCCCAGGGAGCCAACCGGATGATCTGGGCTTCCTGGCCAGGGACGGCGATCACGATCATGCCGTGTTTGATACCACCGTATGGATGACCGTATAACCGGTTCACAGCCGCACAGTAGCCCGCCGTCTGACACCGATAGTCATCCAGGAAGCCTTCCTTCTTCACCTTGTCCGACGTCTTCCAGTCGAGCACAACTGGCACACCGCCGACAATCCCGGGCCACTCGACATGAGCAACAAGGTCGGTGCTACCGGCAAACCCGTAAGGGTGCCAGACGACGCCCTCGACAAGGTAGGGACGAATAATCATCGGGAAGACGTGTTGGATCGACTCCCAGTAGGGAGCAGCCACGTCAGCGATGACGACGGGTTGAGTTGTGAGTCTCGCCTCAGCAGCGGCATGCATCCCCGTCCCGCGATCAGTCGCCCGGTGGCTGATAAGGTTGGCTTCGAACTCGCCAACACGCTTACGCCACTCATCGAGTTTTGCTTTGTCCCGAGGAGTCTTTGTTGCGGCCAGGATGGTAGTCACGCCTGCGAACTGGTGACCATCAGGTAAGGAGTAGTAGCGGAACATGTCACGCCAGACATGTTGGCCTGAGAATGGCGTGAGGGGAGCGCCCACGGGCGGACCTTGTATCAACTCAGCTTTTTCGTTCCACCGCCCTACCTGCTTCCGCATGCACACTCCGAAAAAGACCCGTCAAGACATCACCACACAAGGAGATACTGAGAACGTCATTACGTCTTGACGGTATGTAATAGAATGTCATGCGGAATAGAAAGAGTCAACTGGTATTTTAATGAAGGGCAGGTTTAAGCGGCAGAAGCTTCGGGAATGGCTACGTGCAGATGAGCAGCGCACTTGCTGCACACATCTCCGGCCCACCAGCAAGGACTGAATCCGGCCGGCGCGTGGTCGAACGCGACACGGATATGCCGCTCCGTCTCCACGGGACTGATGTTCAACCCGGAGCAGAACTCTCTCATCTCCTCCCGGGTGTCAAACTCCATGGTGCACGGATCGTCATCCGTGCACCCGCAATGTTTACAGCAAACGTGTCCCATGTTCAATCCTCCTTGATTACTTCGGCATCCAACAGTCGTCGCAGCAGCACAACACATCTGTATTTATCGTTGCCCGGTGGCACGTCGAGTAACACACCGAGACTGGTTTTCAACTCGCCGCGCAGCCAGTCAATGAAGTCCCCGAGAGGCATTGTCGGGAGGTCCGACCGCGTGAACATCGTGTCACGCATCTGGGACACGATGTCGATAGGGGAGCCTTGAAAGGAAACACCGTCAGCAAATAAAATCTGCATTTGTCGCCTACTGGGAAAGCTGCTATACTGCTGTAAACGATTTACTATAGTAAACAAGCAAGCTGTTGAGTTCACTCTAGTCGCAGCGGACAACCCTGTCAATGTATTTTTGAGGGCGGCATGAAGTTTAAGGAAGTTCTGGCGCAACTACTTAAAGAGAAAGGGCTTTCGTCGCGTGATCTCGCCAGGTCAGTGCATATCAGCCCATCTGCACTGACGAAATATTCCCAAGGGGCAACTCCGGGACTGGATGTCGCACTCAGGATTGCCGATGCGTTGGATGTGTCACTAGACTACCTGACAACGGGAGTCGAGCCAAGGAAGAAATGCCCGGATGTTGATCATCACGCAATTATCGAGGAATTCGGTCTTGGCGAACTGGCACTACTCGCGAGTCTGGGCACGCAGGCTCCTATCTGGCAGATTACCAAGGTGCTGCTCGAGTACATTCCCCGGGCGGTCACTTTTGACGAACTACGAGCGGCACTTCCGGCGCTGAGCGAGCAGACCTTACATGCCGCACTACTGGCCATGCGGATCAAGTCCGTCGTGGTCGAGTCGAATGGTGGCTACCGCCTGGGTGACAACGTCCCCGAGTACGAAGCTCGACAGTTGGGCGACATCGGCCAGCATGTCAAGGTGGCGCTCGATGCCTTGTTTGGCCATGTAATCCCAGCTATTGAACGCCAGGACAGCACCGGGCACCTGTTGACGATGACAGCAGAGGTCCCCGACGATGTAGGGCGCGATCTGATTCATCGGCTTCGCGTTGAGACCCGACGTTACAGCAAGGCAGCAATGGCTAACCATGGCAACACAACCGTGTCGGTTGTGTTAGGACTTGCAGTAGACAAGAAAAGCGACTAGTATCTCCACTGCGGAGCTGGGCGAGTATTGCTGAGTGGGGCTGTATAAAACCCCAACTACCGAGGTCGTAATGAAAAGAATCGCTGTGTCCGTAATTCTGGCAGGATGTTTGGTTTCTCAGGAGGCTTATGCTGGTGGCATGATCATTGAGTCGATCAAGGCCGCCATTCAGCAGCACTGGCAGATGCAGAAGGGTAAGGGAGAGAAGGTTCAGAAGCAGATCCAGCCACCACAAACGCTACTAGAACAGATCGTCGATGCGCTGATGGAGAAGACCCCTCACAAGAAGTAGGCGCTCACCACACTCCGGTGGCTGTTGCGATGGCAATCACAGCAGCCACCGCTGATACAGCACCAAGGACAGTGGCAAGAACCGTCCTGGGGAGGCGCCTCACCGGGGGAACTGTACGCCCAGGAAGTGGGTTGGGAGTGCCGCGCATGGGGAGTGGGGGCGGCGGGCACAGCGCTGGTAGACAGTTGTACCGGTTGAACGTCGGTTCCAACTTCACGACGCTCGCATGTTCCTCGATTATAACGAAATCCGGCGAGTGTTTCGACTGGATGGCCACTTCGGCGCGGCCCTGAGTCCCATACCTGAGTTGAGCGTACTTATCAGCCCGTTCCTTGGAGCCGAAATCCAACGAGCGAACGTACATCGTGTCGCGATAGAGATCAAACCGCATAAGCACCTCCACGTCTGCTTCGATCTCCGTAGCCGCCCGGACAGCCCGGCCACCACATGATCAACTATGCGCGGGAGATGCACGACAGTCAAATACTATTTTAATCATTCACTAAAGTAAACAGAAGGGCAGGTATGTTGGCGAGGTTGTGAACGGTATTCTGTTGCTACTCCTGCCCCCATCTTGGCGGGGCGACCTGACCTCGAGCGGGTTGGGAGAGCATACCCAGATAGACGGCCCGCTTCACGACATTGCCAACCTGGCCTGATTTGATGCCTAAAGCGTCCGCTACCTCCGATATCGTGAGAACAGCATTGCGCTCGATTACGTATGCTACCACTCTGCCACGGGTGGGACTGTCGGTTCCAGATCGTTTCGAGATCTTGCGAACAGCACCAGTCTCGGCAATGGGCTGTCCGAGGTAAACCTCTCGAGCACTACGCAACAAGTTGGCCTTTTTAATGAGTTCTTGCCCCTCCTTGATTATCTCCTCTGCTTTTTTTCGCAACTCTTGTTCATCTGCTTCCAACTGTTCGACTACCTTGTCCTTTTGCACGATTGACCTCCTTGTGTGGATTGGGGCCAGTATATGCCCGCAGTTTTGATATTATCAAGGATTATTTAATGTATCGGCATCTGGATCGGCGGCAGCGGCTATGGAAGATGAACAGCGGAAAAGAGCAGGAGCAGCAAAATCGCAAGAAAAGACGAATCGATCAGAATCTGACGCTCCGTCCGGTGTCACACCCACTGGGCGAAGTGGAGATTGAGCCGGGCTCGCCCCGGCGTGCGCCACTCCGGTAACTCGGTTCTACCATTCCGGACGTATCTGGTGAACCGAAGACTACGGAGTGGCCGGGCTCGCCCCGGCACGGCTGGACAGTCATAATTCGGTGGCTCCCAGATCGCCAGCTCCGGGAACGCGCCCTCGAGCGCTAGAATGCCCGCCATTACGCCGCGGGTCTGGCGGGTCCACTCTCGTGCGACGGGCTCCTGGTGTGACAGGAATACGGCGACACTGACGAGTGCGACCATCAGGATGAGGAGGAAAAGCATTGACTCCCCGTTGTTTGGGTTATGGTCCCGGTCACCCGGTACAAGACAGAGCGTATCACACGTAACACTAAAATACTACTTAAAAGTATCAACGGTGCTTGATAGTCTTGCGCTGTGGACGCGCAGCGGGTTTGGCTGCCGCTGGAATGTCAACCCGGCCATTGGACGCTATCCACTCGCCAAACGCCTTTTTTGAGATGAGGATTCGATTCCCCACCTTACTGAAAACACGGTTGAATCCGTTGTGCTCAGCGTTGAACACCCACCATCGAAGTTGACTTTCCTTTTCGGGCCATGGCATGCGCTGGCACCATTCCTTCAGCGGAATCCAGTCGTCAAGGCCATTCTCCGTCTGAATGATAGGAGGCTGACGAGCGCCCTGCGAGCGCTGTACCTGCTCCAACTGCGCCTGAAGTTGAGGCGCCATCACCGCTAATTGCCCCAGTAGATCTATCAATTCGCCTATCGTCAGGTCACGCACGTTCATATTCACTCCAGCAAGGCACTGCTAGGAGTATGGACGAGGCGCAACCGGTCGTCAAGGACTTTTAAAATACTCTTTTACTTTTAAGCAGAGAATTATCTACCAACTGGGTGGAGATATTCGAGATAGCGAAATCTAATGGACAGCCAGATACCACTATGGCATGATCAAACGCAGTAGCCATTTCCTGCAGACGCTGCCGCTCATGCCGCTCTAGCACCAACAATACTCGCCCGCACCCGTAGCATTTCCCGTAGCAGTGACACCTGATTCGGGACAGTAATCAGTAGCAATACGCTAACGCGACTCACTTGTAAGCCTGCGAAAGATCGAAACAAGTGCTGTAATAGTCCAGTGTGCTTTCCCGATTCGTAATCAGCAGGTCGCCGGTTCGAATCCGGCCTTCGGCTTTCAACGAAATCAAGGGGTTGTGCCTGACTGGTGCAGCCCCTTTTTTCGTTCCGGTCGCGAATCCGTAGCAGTCGCATCGGGAGGTATCCATGGGCACTACCAAGCAGGGTAAGCGACTCCCACCGGGGATAATCGAGCGAGTCTACCCTACCGGACGGAAGGTCTACCGGGTCGAAGTCCGGATCAAGGGGTATGCACCCCAGGTGAAAACCTTCGACCGCCTCCAGGACGCTAAATACTGGCAGGACACGACCAAGGCGGTCATTAGAGAAGAGAGGCTCAGACCCGATGTTGTGGCCCAGAGTCGCACCGTGGCAGACCTGATCGACCGGTATATAGACGAGGTGCTTCCCAATAGGCCGAAGAGCGCCCGGGACACTGAGCGAGAGCTCTTCTGGTGGAAGGCGCAACTGGGAGATGTAGCGTTGCCAGATGTCGCTGCCACCATGCTTACCCAGGCTCGAGACGATCTTGCACGAGGACTGACTCCCCGCGGTCAGGTCCGGACACCTGCCACGGTCAACCGGTACCTGGCTGCACTCAGTACCGCGTTCACCGCTGCAGTCAAGGACTGGGGATGGATGGATGCCAACCCGATGGTCAAGGTCCGAAAGCAGCGTGAACCTCGAGGCCGAACCCGGTTTTTGACCGACTCCGAGCGGGCACAGTTACTCGAGGCGGCGAAGCGTCAGAACCCGGCTATGTACCCGGTAGCAGTCCTGCTCATCTACACCGGTTGCCGGCTGTCCGAGATCATGGGCCTGCGCTGGGAACAGGTGGATATCGAGCACCGTCACCTGGTACTGCGCGAGGGGACGACTAAGAACAGCGAACCTCGCTACGTCCCCCTAGCTGCACCTGCGCTGGGCGCAATCCGAGACTGGACGAACCATCACCGGCTACTCGGTGTGGATCTGCTCTTCCCTAGTACGATCGACACCTGTAAACCCCTGGACCTAAAGCGAGCTTGGGACGCATGCATCCGCGAGACTGGGTTACAGGGCGTCACCCGGCACACGCTCAGACACACAGCCGCCAGCTACCTGATCATGTCCGGCGCCAGCCTCGCCGACGTGGCTGCTATTCTGGGTCACAAGTCCCTCCAGATGACCATGCGCTACTCCCATCTGTTAAACGCGCACAAGCAGGAGATCGTGGACCGCATGGCTGAGAAGTTCCCCTCCAAGTAATCTCCTCTTGCATTACGTCCCGGCTGGTCGTATAATACAGCGTACCCTTTTGCCGAGGACAACATGAACTATCTTACTCAAGACGAGATTGCTGAGCGATATGGCCGTAGTACACGGGCGGTGCGTCGATGGCTCAGTGACGGGTTGCTCGCCGGTGATGCACTTACCGATGAGCAGGGGTGGGTACCCGCTGACCAGGCTAAAGATCTAACCGTCCGCCGTTACCGTATTCCCCACGATGCGGTAGACGGGTTCATCTTGCCGAAAAAGCGGAATCCGAACCCGATTCCGCCGTCTCGAAAAAAATCGTGATTTTTTTACGAAAGTGAATTTTACCTGTTGACATATGTCCAGCCGGGACATATAATCCTAATCAGATAATCGAGGTTGGGAGGACAACTAATGACAGCAGCCCAGATCAGGACAAGGCGAAATTCAGAGAAGGCCGAGCAGATCGAGCGGCAGACTCAGCGGAACACCGCCAGCAGTCGCAAGATGATGGAGGCGCTTCAAGCGTTGGATATGGAGTCGAAGTCTGATGAGTGGATGCTGGCATTCGAGCAGTACGACATCCGGGAGTTGGCCCGGGGTACTGACGCAGTGGGGCAGCCAATAAAGCCGCCCTACAAGTATCGAAATGTGAAGTTGTAGTTTTCAGCGGGCGCCCTCAGCCCGACCCCGGCATTGTGCCGGAGTCCAACCCTGGCCCCGATACCGAGACGGTGGGGCCGAGAGCGGCGGGAAGCCGCAAGGGAGATGGGAGATGGACGAGACACGGATCGAGTGGGCGGCGGTGGTGGACGCGAGTGGGGGTGTCGGTCGGTCCCTGCCCGTCCCGGTTGGCGGAACCGCAGGGGACGAACGCGATTCCGAACTCGGCAGGTACGCCACCGAGGCCGAGGCGGATGCTGCGCTCGAGGCTGCGTATCCTGGTTGGGAGTGGCGCCGAGGGCACGTGTACGCTCACCCCGACTACTGACCCCGAGCCCGCCGGGAGCCTATCCCGGCTCGCTCCTCCGTGTCCCCGATGACCGGGGGCAGAGAGGAACGACCCTTGACTTCCCTCTCCCCGCCGGGTATATCTCCAGAGGGGGATAACCGGAGGATACACGATGAAATGGTACTCAGTTCGTGCGGCGGCCCGAGAACTCGGGTTCGCCGACAAAAACTCAATCCGCCAATTGGCGGACCGGAAACGGGCGCCGCTGCAACTGGACTATGCCCGGGACCCAGAGGGCCAGCCCCTGGAGCCCAGGCAGCCCCTGGTTTCGGAGGCGGAGATTGCCCGGATTCGGGCGGAGCGGGCGAAGTAAAATAATCCCCAATGGGTATCTTTTTCTGTTGACACGCATACCCGCTGGGGATATACTTATATCATCAACGGTCGCAATGAGGCGGCCGGAGATTAAGACGAGAAGGAGAATAGAAATGAAATCGTACCAACTCATCCAGAACACCGGCGTATACACCCCTGGCGTCCACGCCTTCGAGCCCGACGAGGAGATCCCCGCCGGCAACTGGTCGGGTGTGGTTGAGACCATCGACCAGCAGGAGGGCGAGTCCAATACCGACTTCGAGGCACGGGTGACCGCCCGCTGCCGGAAATTGGACGCTTCGCTATAGCCTCCGCCCCTTGATCGATCGCCCGACTGCCAGACGGACGATCGGATGAACGGACGACAACAGCCCGGGAGACCGGGCACAGCAAGGAGATGAAGTGAGTTACTTTTTCGATAGCCATGGGCAGTTATGGCAGGCTCTGTGGGGCCGGCATAAATATCAGGACCGTAACGGGCAGGAAGTTGAGCCGTTCGGTCCGACCGGGGCGGCCGTCCCGGTCCGTAGATTGTCGGCGGCGGGTATCGCTCCCCGTCCAGGTCAGACGGCCCACGCGGCGGCACACGGCCGCGTAACGGTATCGGAGGATGGGTGGTCCCTGCTGGATGCGGAGCGGGACTGGCCGCCCACCGACGAGGCGTGGGATACGCGCCACCGGCTGCACTCCAGGTGGGACGAGGCGGCTATCGTGCTACCGCCTCAGACCACCTGATTTGCCCGTCCTCCCCGTCGTCTGGGGGGGGACGACGAATAGCACCGGGCCCGCTTCGGCGGGCCGTTTTCTCCTGCCCCCGACGATCGGAGGCAGAGGAAAACGGACGAAACAGCCCGAGAGGGCAGGAGGACGAGATGAAGCACCGATACACTCTCCACGCCACTGACTACCAACTCAAGCCCAAGGTAGTCATAGCAAGCCCCTGCGGCTGGCATGTCCGGCCGGTCACGCCCGGCGAACGTGTATTCTCCCGGCAGGGCACAGCGTCCGCCGTCGTGCCGGACGGCATCGACGGTGCCGTACTCGCCGAGCACATCCTGTGGCTCAAGGATGGCGAGGTCGTTTCCGGGGCGATATTGTGGAGGGCGGGCGGTGCATCCGCCGCTCGCGTGGAATAAACGCGCAGTTCAGACAGTTGGTCGCGGCTAGCTGGCCGCTGTAATCGATTTGGACGCCCACCGTCCCTTGATCGATCGCCCGACTGCCAGACGGACGATCGGATGAAGTGGCGAAACAACAGCCCGGCAAGACCGGGCAGAAGGAGAACGAGATGGATCTGAAAAACGTAGTGGTTCCACCTGGATACGCCGTCCGCCCGGACGGTTGTATCTACCCGCGAAGCAGTGTAACGGACATGGCAGCCGCACTGGAGTTGCGGAGGAGGCGGGAGGCAGCGAGAGAATACTCCCGTGTTCACCCCGAAGAGGTGTGCGACGTAACCGCCTGGAAAGAGACTGATGAGGGTTGACCCCGTCCTTTCGGAGACGTGAGACGCCCGGAATACCGGGCAAAGGAGACGAAGGAGAACGATCATGCTGAATCTGTGTCATTTCGCCGTCGCCGTCGCGGGTGTCACGTACCCCGCGGCGGTCCCTGCTCCGCTCGTTTTCACTCCGGTCACCGCGCCGGGCAGTCATCCGGCGTTCCCGGTGCTGTTGGGGTTTAACGGCCCCGATGTGCGCTTATGGAGGTCGACGGACGGCTCTTCCGTCGGACTCGACGGCGGTGTTGAGAGTCACGATGGCGTAGTCATCGTGCCCCGATTTGCCCCTGCGGTCCGGTGGGTTCGCGCTGCCGGGCTCATCCCGTTCTGCGTCCCGCTTTCCGGCCAGCGGCAGCAGAACGGGTCGTTTGTCTGCGACGTCCTTGAGCCTGCTCCGGAGGGGCTCGAGGTGGAATTCCTCGACCCGGGCGAGTGGCCCGAGGACTCGGAAGACGAGTGTATGGACGACACTCCGACGTGGCAGGCGGCGGGGTTTATCAAGTGTCCCACCCTCCCGCTCATGGCCTACCACCTTCACCGGGCGATCCCCGGGTCGTTCGCGGTGGAGGTCGCCGACGGTCCGGATCTGGCGCAGGTCCCCGTCGAGTTACAGACACTCCGGTTGCCGGGCGGGACGGTGCAGGTGCCCCCCGGGTGCGAGGGGTACGACGCGATCCTGGTGCCGCAGGACGGGCGGATCATCGATGCCGTCCATGTCACATATCCCGGGGTCGCGATTCTTGTCACCGACGTCACGAGGTCGGGACAGCGGACCGGGCTGTTTCAGGTCCGGTGATGCCGTTTTCTCCTGCCCCCGATGTCCGGAGGCAGAGGAGAACGAAGTTGCAAAGGAGTATGAGATGCAGGTTCAGTGGAAAGCCGGGTGTGGTTATGGCCGCAATCCGATCCAGGGGCGGCGGATAGTCGTATCGTGGGACCCCTCCACCGAAAAGGTGGGGGAACTGGTGAAGGTGGTAAGCCCGGGACACGGATACATCCCTTTGGAGTATCGGCACGTAGATGTGACCGTTGAGCAGGCGGAGCACCTCGCCCGGTTCGGCACCCACGCCGACCGGATCGCGATGGAAAACCAGGAGGCGGAAGGGCGCCGCCGCTACCGTGAGGAATGGGCGCAGATTCTCGGTGTCACTGCGCTCTGACTACGCCTGACACCGATGCCCGATGTGAGGCGGGCATCGTGGACAACAACGAAAACGAAAACGAAGAAGGGGAGAGTGGAATGGAAGCAATCCTGAAGCAGCTCGGTATCGCCCTGACCACAACGGAAATCTGGCGTAAGTGGACGCGGCAGATTTCATTTTACGACAATAGCCACTGCCCCAACGGCAGACTGAATCAGACAATCCAGACTGATGGGCGCATTGCCTACAGCGCCCGGGAATACACTCACCAGCCGAATGACCACTTTACCGGCGGCGGGCACAAGACCGTCACCGTGACATCGTGGACGTGGCTTCTCGTCCTCGCGGACGGGAAGCACCTGAACGGCTCGCAGTGGCGGCACATCTCAGAGGTGATTGTGACCGCCGAAGCGGACCCTGAAAAGGTTCTGACCGTCGTCGCCCTCGAGTTGTACGGCGGCCCTGCCGACGCCGGTTATCTCCATATCCAGACCGCCCAGCAGGCGCGGACGTGGATCGAGACACACTACCTTATCGGGACCCGGGCATCGGACGGTGCCATACTCTTCCGTCGCCGCACCGAGTGGGCGGAGTGGAAGACCCGCCCGCCCGTCGTTGCCCGGCTCGTCGAGCAGTTCGGATCGAGCGTTGTCGTCGCGCCGCCGCCGGTACCGATGGAGCATACCGATGAGACTCGGGCGATGTTTCCCGGGAGTCGCCAGACCGTACCCGAGGACCTGCTTGACGCGGGACCTACGGTGATGACCCGGCCCAATGTCCGGGCGTATCTACGGAGCGTGCGACCTGATGCGGTGGCGGCATATGACGCGCATGACGGCGTGTCCCACTACGGGCACGGGCCGTTCCGGCAACTGGTGGCGGCCATCTGGCCGCTGTAATCGGTTGGGGGCCGCCTCTTGATCCCCCGGCAAAACTGGGCATGGGGATGCACCAATTTCCGGTAACCGCCCTTCGAATCGCCGCCCGGCACTGTCGGACGGCGGGACGAATGACGGAGAGTAACAACAGGAGGTTTTATGGACGACGTGAAACATTTTCTCAGCGACTACGCACGCCATATCAGAGAGGCACAGCGAAACCTCCCTGAAACACTGTACAAGCAGCACCCTCTTTCCAACGACTGGTGCGACGACACCGGCAATGTGGTCTATCGGGGACCGACGCCGGACGGATACCGGCGAGTGAGCGACATCCCACTGAAATGGGAGATGGAGGATGCCAATGATTAAGAACGTGGCTGACTTGAGATCCCATGTGGACGCAGCAATCGCCACAGGCGACAAGCGTCACCTGGAAGCGCTGGTTTACCAATCCCGGACGATGGCGTGGTCACCCCATGCAAAGTATGCGGTTCGGGAGATCCGGGAACGCGCCGAATCCGCTCTGGGATATCGCGTCCATGACGAGACGATGGCGACGGATGGACGGCGCATGATTGCACGCTGGTAACACACTAGACACCCACCTGACGGTGGGTAAACGGAGGTATCATGTTCAAGCCAGGTTCGCTCGAGGTCCCTTCCCCTACTGCCACCAGCCACACCTTCGAATGTGGTCATCATGTCGAGTTCACCAGCAATAGCGCCCGTCGTTCGTTCGAGGACTCGCCCAGATGTCCCCGGTGCTGGTCGTCACGTCCGACCGTACACCTGAAACTGACGACGACTCACCGGCATTACTCGTTTGAGCATCGCTGGTGGACCACTGTCGAGGCGGACGTGTTGCACACCTGTAAGCAGGGCTTCGCGACCGAGGATGCTACGGTAGAAGCCGTTAACGACTCCGTGCAGGCCATCCTGACCGATCTTCACCTTTTGGTCCCTGAGCCTGGTATACGTGACTTCCTAGCCGATCCCACGCTACTACAGCGCTTCCAGGCCGCAATCGACCGCATCTTTTCGCTGGACGTCCATCTATGGGTGGGCGGAAAGTGGCTGGAGCGGGTAGGTATGCAAGCGGGGTGGCGGTCGTAGGTCTACCAGCGGGCCAAGATCTCGTTGTCCGGGTGCCATCGCTTCAAAATGGCAATGGTTTCCGGCATGTGATTCTTGAGCAGCCACAGCGCCGGGTCCGGCTCGACGGGCACGTTCATTTCCAGACACCAGCCCAGCCGCCCGAGTTGAACACCCGCCGTCAGGATATGAACCTCGTGCAGCAGTTCGGCACGATGGAGTGCTCGAGTGACGAACTGCTCCGTCAGAACGGATAATTCTCTCAGAACGGGTACATTCAGATCATGCACGTTGACCGGCTTATTGGGGACGGCGACCACCGGGGAGTCTTGGACCGGCGTCAACTCCACATACTCTGGTTCGGACTGAATTATCGACATGTCGGGCTCGAGTTCAGCCACAGCGTTGATTACGCCGGTCGACGTCGGCAGATCTTGACCATCGGGCGTGTACATGTGGGGCCAGAGGTACTGGGGCTGCTCACCGAGGAATTCGGCCACCTTCCGACGTGCGGTACGAAGGCTCCGGCTTGTGTTCATCCCGGACAGTGTTTTGATCGGGATATCGAGACACTCCGAGAGTCCTCGCCATGTCGCGATACCGTGTTCCTTCATCGCCTGTGTCACTTTGGGATTTCCTGCCATCACTACTCTCCTTTTCTGCTTCTGCTCATCACGTTCACGCTTGAATGCCAGCCGCGTGGGTTCACACTCGGCTTTGCACTCCTCCACATCAAGAATCTTCACCTTCTTGTCGAGCTCGGCGCGCTTTTTTGCTACACCAGCCCGAAGTTTTTCGGCTACAGTTGTATCAGGCTGCTCTCGTTCTTCCTGGGGAATTTTGTCCAGAGGATCGGGCTCAGCGAACACCGGGTTTCTGACCGCCCTGGCGTCCTCATGAGACTGCACTTCTTCAACCCATTCGCGGACGATAGAGAGGGCAGCAGCAGGCGAGTCAACCGAAGTGCTGACAGGAGAGCCATCTATCCGACAGACCCGCATATCACCCCGTCTGCGCTCGATAAAAGCCACCTTCCGCGATCCGTAGTAGTAGACTCCGTCTGACTCCACAATAAGCCTTGCCACATCTCCCATTAGAACAGCCCCATCTGAACCTGGCTCTCACCATGCTCAATTGAATCCAGCACATACCGCCGCCACATCAGCGCCCACTCAAGACAATTCGCGCAGTTCTGATGAGTGGCTATTGGGTCATGGCACAGCCGATGAGTAAACGCCTGTCCGTTGGCGATAGCTGCCCGTCGAGCTTCGAACGACCACGCCAGACTGTCGGCACTAGTCATAGAAGCCGCTGCCATCTTCAAGCCCAGTTGCTTGAAGCCGAAGCCGTGAAGACGTATGCCTTCTCGAGCAAGGGACTCCATAATCCCGGCTGCTTCATACGTTCCCTGGCGCCGGCAAACACTTCCCACACCCACCACTTTGAACTTCCTCAGATCGATTCCAGCCTTGTCGTACATCTCAAGATGTCGGAAATACGACCAGAGGGACCACCCTTGGATGACCGGTGCCCACGGCAGATCTGGTGCCATGGAGGAAAGTTCAAGGTACGATGCAATCGTCCGCTTCTGGTGTTCTTCCGTGGACAGACCTGTCTTCTCTCTGATTCGAGGCTCACACATCCAGTCCTGAATAGCAGCCCAGTCAAGACCGCCAATCTCCTCTGCACAGATCCGGACTTCTTCCACGTACTGTCGAGCGGGTACCGTCCATTTACCGTGCAGATCAAGTTCCTGAAATCCACCAGAGTCCAGCGCCCAGCGAGTGACAGCACGCCGCCACGGCTTGCGACTTTTGACCGGCAAGACGCACCCGTCCCCATCTACTGCAACGGGAACCCATCGCCCCGATGCGTCGAGGCGCATATCAATACGGATGACTCGGGAGTCAGGTGCTTGTGGGCCTTTTAATTTAGAAAGTCGCAACGGATTCAGTGTTCTCCGGCTGACGAACAAGGGAACACCAATCAGTCGTTGGTCGAACAGCCATCCCGTCTGATGAGTCCCCAGGTAAAACCTCATCCCTCACCACCTTCCGCGCCAAGTCCGCTATCCTGATCAGCCGCCAGTCGGGTGACATCCTGCCGTCACCTGCGATCATCTCTATCGACACAAGTAGCGCCAGCACCCGCTGCAACTCGTCCACAATCGCTTGCATATCCATCAATAGTCAGCCTTGTAGATGAACCCGGTGGGAAGCAGTTCAGCCCACACACGAGCCTCGGCGCGGGCCAGAAACACTGGAGGTTCCAATCCTTCAGTAACGGTGCCCGACACGCGCACATGCGACGACGGAAGTTCATATTCCACCAGTTCCACATACTCGCACGGATCGACGGCAGCCAGATACTCTCGAGCGTTGACACTCTGATACAATGGCCAGAGATCCTGACGATCAGTGTAGTAGTGTTCAGCGACTTCCTCCATCGAATGGAACCCGCCTTTCACATCAGGTTCATCGACGAATTGTTCCTGAAGGCCCTGCCACGCCGCGTCAATCGACGGCGCAACGATGTAGTTACCGAACCATTTGAACAGCCTGTCACCCTTCAATTGTTGCCTCCCTTCATGTGGCGTGCATAGACCTATTGATGATGACCACACCTCTTGATACGGTTGTGAAGGCGTGTGGAGATCGGATAGCGCCGCTGCCCTTTTAGAAGGCTTTCCTGGTCCTTACTCTCCTGCAACGCCTTCAGGTATTGTGCAGAAAGATCGTCCCACGCGGCGACGAGCTTGCCCCACACCGGATGATCGGCCAGTCTGGCAAAAGCGAGTTCCTTTACTTTTGGAATCTGCTCCACCAGTCGATAACATCGCCCGAAGTCGCTGGCATCGTGAGGCCATGGCGCACTCAGGCGAAGTCTCGCAACCCACGCCGTATCGTCCAGTGCAGTGGCAGCCAGATACTCAGAGGAGATGCCGTGATCACCACTGCGATACCAGGATAAAACCTTTGTGCCCAACTCGCTGTTGGGAATGCCGGCCAGCGTGGTTTTCTCATGGTCGATCTGCATATGGGTTGTCCAAAGCACTCGCCCATTGAGTTGGATTCTGATCCATCCGCATCGCCGTAAAAGTGTCATCTCTTCTGGCGTCAAGTCAGGGTCACACTCCACTCCATCCGGACCATATCCGGGGTCTGAAATGCCTGCACGCTCACACGCCTTTGCCAGCACATCAATACCGTCAGTGAAATCATCGAGATACATCATTTCTATTTACTCCCATCTATAACTCCCCACCCAACATCCATCGCAGGCGGATCGGGCGGACGACGAACAGGGACAACGAGGCACCCGCCCGTCACCAACATCAACTCGACGTAGTATTGCCAGTGCTTCGACCTTTGAATGGGTCGCCACTTGCCAGGCTGGCCTAGTCCAAGTATTGTCCACGAATCCCACTGCCCCGGACCCGTACCGAACCACTCCGGTTGTGGCGGTCGAGGCGTACAGGCGTCGTCAAGGTCATCAATACACCGCAGGATCTGTCCCTGCTCTTCTGCCGAGATGAACGGTTCTGCATTGCGCTTCACACGCTCGAGCCACTGGTCAAGAACGGTCTTCACTGCATGCCTCATGATCCTGGGGTCTTCGATTACAGCCGCGTCCAACTGAGATGAATCGGGAGGCACGGAACCAAACAGGCCCAGACTTGAAGATGCCCTGGCTGACGTCGCCAGGATGCACCGACCCAAAAGTCCTCCAACTTCCACTCCATCGACAGGCGGACCACTCGTAGATGAGAAGCCCACTCCTTCTTGGCTAACACCTTCATGCCAATACTCCTCACTCAAAGACTCGCCACACGGCGACGAAGACGAGACAAGACATCCTTACGACGGTGACCGCTCACATGAATTTCTTGCCCACAGACTGTGACGACCGCTTGATATCCCTGCTGGCGATGACGTTCACGCCTGACCGTGCCAATGAGGTTGCTGCCGTCCATCACGGGCCAACTTGCACCACGCTGACGCGGCGAGACACCTGGCTCAATCTCCACATGCTTCGTTCCGAGTCTCATGATGTCCTCCACTTTGAGTGACGCTCGCAATCGCTTCACGCTTGCCCCCGAAGTGATCGGGGGCGCACCGCTCGCAGTACCACTCGGCGCAGTAGTAGCACCGATAGATGGATAGAGTAGGAGGGACCCAGCCACACCCACACCGGACAGGTTCACCGCGAAAGACAGCCCTGACTTGTCGGGCTACCCGTTCACGCTTCTGAAGTAGCTCAGCCTCAGTCTTTGGGGCATCGTGACGGTTCACCACGTTTCCACTCCTGCCACATGTCTTCGACATCGCCCCTGGTCACGATGTCGGCGTAATCGAAATTACACACCAGTGCGCGCTCTTCATCCCATGAGATTACCCACGGATGTGGAATGACTGGTCCTCCGAACTTGGGCCAGCGCACCCTGCGACCACCACTGGGAAGGCGTGTAGATGGATGGTTCTCCTTGATGAGCGTCAACAGGTCCTCGAGCGACTGTGCAGCGTTCACGCCTTCCCGTTGATCGAACCAGTCTTTAACGATGGGCGCCATCTCCTGAATCTCATGGATAGCCTGTTGGATGGTCAAACCTGTGAGCGTCCAGCATGCCTGTGTACGGTCGAAGTCGTCACGCTCGGCATAAATCTCAAAATAGGTAGGGGTCCTCTCGTTACCCGGCCCTCGAGGCTGTGATAGTCGAGCCGTCCAGCCGTACTCTAATTGAGTGCAGTACTGGGCGCGCGGTCTCCAGTCCTTCATAATGACAAGGGTGACGGGGTCTTTGATGGAGCAATGTTCGAGGTCAAGGACGGCTATGTCGCCAGGGTTGTCTATCGCGACATAGCCGGGTGGGTAATTGGGGGTAGTCAGGACATGCATACTCGTCACAGCCTCCACAGTAGCCATGACTCAGTATATAGGTGATCGACGTACTAATCAACAGGTATTTTAATGTATCGCTGGACTACTCGGAGTCTTCCCGGTCGTCATCATTGGTGGGCTCGTCCTGGAATAGCGGCGCCCCTTCCGGGCGTGTCCATGATCGGCTGTAACCCTGGCCCTTGAACAGGCCCGCCAACCCGGTCATCTGCTTGAGCCGAAGCACCTCCTCTGCCTCCATCCCCAACTGCTTCGCGATGTCGGTGTCGCTCCAGCCGAGTTTGAGAAGCTTCTCGACAAGGACAGACATCATGTCTACCTTGTGCTTGCCACGAGCTCGATTATGCCGAATGGTGGAGGCCATGCGGTCATTGATGGACTTGTCGATCACCACCACCGGGATCTCTGGACACTTGAACCTCTTTGTCAGGATGGTGTACCGGTGGAAGCCATCCACCACCACATACAGATCCAGGACCGGATCATAAACAACAACGATGGGCTGAGTAACTCCATCCTCTTCGATGGAGAGGGCAAGCAGGTCCATCTCTGGCGTTGCCACGTTGTTAGGGTTGTAGTCGTTGGATACCACCTTAACAGCAGTAACCATCTGCACATGGCAACAAGGGAATGTGATCTGGCTCATAGGATGTCCATCCACTTCAGTAATGGGTTCGGCCGATCCGGCTGCTGGACCACCGGGATGTTGTTCTCCCAATCGTTCAGCAGGAGCTGGCGGACCTGCTGCCGGAACACGGATTCGCTCTGGAGTTGATTTCCGAACCGCTCGAGAAATTGTTGTCGTCTCTCGTTCGGAAGCGTCTCGAGTAAAAAGTCTCGGTACGCTCGCCAGGATGAGAACTGCGCTGGCCGTTTCTTCGTGCTGAACACCATCTGCTCTCGACTGTACAGAGCAGCTGTGTGCACACCCTTTAGCCTGCGAATGAGCGCATCGTATGTATCGGGCTCGAACTCCTGAAGGTCAGCCAGGCTCTTGAACGCACGCTCATGAATGAGGTTGGAGACCCGAAGATCTCCGATGTTTCGCCCCTTGGCCCACATCCAGTCATAGACGCGGTTGTAGACCGGTCCCTCGTTGCCGATGAACGTCCAGATGTCCTCGAACGTCCAGTCGTAGAGAGGGTAGAACTTAATGCTCTTCCCGCCGCCAGGAGACGACCAGTTGATGCCTGGAATGGCAGGATGACGGGTCACAGCGCCAAACCGATTTAGACTCTCTTCGGCCCGAAGACCGACAAGACACGCTGTGTTCTCAGGCCACTGGGCTTCCCACCAGTCGAAGAACGAGTAGAATCGATCTGGTGCATCCGGGAGTTCATGGATGGAGTCGGGCTCCTTCGGCCTGACCCATTCCTCACCCGGTCCCCAGGCATACAAGAACTCGTCCTCATAGGATGTGGCGTTCGTCATTCGGATGGGGACCTGTACCCAGTGTGCCTTTACAGCCGGGCGAGTCATGATGTACCGCATGACTTCAACCGTGGAACGGTACTCAACTTCCTGGTCGAGAAAGAAAACGTGAATCACCCGTCCACGTCTCTCGGCCTCACGCCGTGCCAGTTCGACCAGCACGGAACTATCCTTTCCTCCCGAGACGGAGACACAGACGTTCTCGTAATGGTCGAATATCCAGGCTATACGCTCAATAGCGGCCTCGAGAACGTTCTTGGGTAGGTAGAGTTTGCACCCATTCGGGATCACGTCTCCTCCATGGTCCATGCCGTGGACCATGTGGCATTGGCAAAGAGAGCCGCTATTCCGGTCAGTGACTTGTAGCGGTGGATGGTTTCCATCTCGATACTGAGATGCAAAGAGATCTCTTCCTCGCTCATGCCCTGTTCGATGAGCGCCCGGATCAGGTCGGCGTCAAGATCTACCTGGTGGACCCCACGTGCCTTGTTGAATTGGACTGTCGCGGCCATCCGCTGGGCAACAGACACAGCGATGACTACGATCGGAACCTCCGGCAAGTCTAGCCATTCGGGGCCGGCAATCGTCCAACGGTGGAAGCCATCGACCACACGATAAACGTCTTCGTCCGAATCATGAACCGTCACAATAGGGAAACACCAACCATTATCGATGATGGACTGCATGAGTAGCCGCATCTTGTCCGAACTCACGTGGTTGGGATTCCAGTTGTTAGCCACGACGCGGACACGTGGCACCATGAAGGTATTGAGACACGGGAAGAGAATCTTCACAGCACCCTCCGATAGTATTCGATCAACTCTTCACGTGGGTCTGGCTTGTTGTCCACATGAAGGTTGTTTTCGTAGTCGTTGAGTACCAGTTGTCGGCACTGCTGCCTGGCCACGTACTCGTTATCTAGTTGTCGGGCAAAACGCCGCTCGAAGGTCGGCTTGTGGTCGGCTACCGGGTAGGTTTCAAGCAGGAAGTTCCGGTAAACGCGCCAGGATGTGAAGTTCTTCGGCAACTTCCGACACTTCATCATCTTGGCGTTCTTGCCGGTCTCCTGAGCGAACTGGATGCCCTTGATGCGTTTGCACAGCCGGTCGTAGGTCTTCGGCTCAAACTCCGGGAGTTCTACAAGACTTTTGAAGGAGCGCTCGTGAATGAGGCTCGAAACGCGCATCTCTGAAATGCCGAATCCCTTCTTGAACTGCCAGTCATAGACGCGGGAGTAACGCAATCCGTTGATCGCAATGTACTTCCACACGTCGCTGAAGTTCCAGTCGTAGATGGGGTAGAAGGCGATATTTCGCCCCTTCTGAGTGCCCCAGTAGACATCCTGACCTGCCACCGTGACCGGGTTCTTGGTGACGGCGCGCCACCGGTTGGGGGACTCGCCAGCAGCTCGTAGGCCGACCAGAAAAACTGTGTTCTCATAGCAGGCTTCGAAGTTGTCGATCACGCCGTAGAAATCCAGCCAGGAATAACCTGTTCGGAATTTAGGAGGCCCAGCCCATGGAGGAGCCTTAATATTCCCCTCCCCTTTGGAACGCATCCAGATCTTGTGTTTGCCTGGCTCCCATGCCTGTAACTGGCTCTCTGTCAAACTGGTGGCATTGGTCAGGTAGAACGGCACCTGAAGCCATAGGCGATTACAGTTCTCCGGGAACAGGCTCATCAGGTATTCGACCTGGTCCACAGAACTCTGGTACATGGCCTCCTCGTCGAGTAGGAACAGGCCCACCTTGCGCCCGCGTCGATATGCCTCGAGCAGCGCCAGATGAGCAAGCACCGTCGAGTCCTTCCCTCCACTGATAGAAACGTGGATTGTCTCGTAGTGATCGAAGAGAAAGGCGATGCGCTCCCTGGCAGCTTCCAAAACCGTCTTATCGCTGTATCGCTGAATAGCAGGCATCCAACTTATCCCTCCAATCCGTATACCGTTGCAGATACCACTGATCTACCGGCAGGTCCGTGCTGAGTACATCAAATCGGTCCTGGCCCGTCGTCCAAAGGAAGTCGGTGAAGTCGATGTATCGATGGCACCACTCGAAGATGGCGTATTCCCGCCCGGGCTGGGCGTTTTCATAGGTGGTCAGGCTGGGCTCGTTGAAACGCCCGTTACGACAGACGTACTGCCTCGAAGGATCCATAGCACCCAACTTGGGCCGGCCGGTAAACAGGTGCAGGTTGCGTGGTAGCGTGTGGGGGTCACTGGCACCCAGGTTGGCGAACAGCCGCTCCTTCTCGGCCAGGTAGCGGGCACGGAACGAGGGCGACACGCGGACGTCGGTGTTGCTGAACTCGAGCCGTCGAGGTGCCACCTCCAGCCGTGCTTCCTCGAGCGGCAGGTCCGCGAACTTCGACCGCTTCCACCGGCTCTGAGTGTCAAAGTCGAAGAGGATACTGAAGTCCTCTGCGGTGTCGATCAGCGGTAGGTATTGGAACACCAGTACATGCCCGGCCTGGTTCAAAAAGTGGCGGATGCAATTATAGGTCAGGTCGTGCCGGTTCTGCGTCCGCAGGCACTCGTTGACTACAACCAGCGTCCGTTTGTCTATCTCCTGCAGAAGCCTATAGAAGTAAGCGTATTGGATGACTTGTTCATAAGTCACCACTTCGTAGCGACTGTGAGCGCAGGGAAACTCTCTGCCAATCGTCGAGATGATAACCACGCGGTTGATATCCTCGCGCTGGCAGAGTTCCCCGACCACGCGAGATTTCGAGGCGGTGTCGAGTCCGATGTGGATCACGGCTTCACCCACCAGGAACTGATTCTATTCCCTCTTCCCTGGAGTATGAATCCGGCGGCAGAGAACGCCCGCTGAGAAGCCTCGTTGGTGTCCTCGATCAGGGCGCGCGCCTTTTTACCTTTCGTCACTGATGCGACAAAGGCGCTGCAATAGCCCTTGCCGCGATAGTCCGGATGAACCCATATCGGACCGACGCGGAAAAAGCCAGACTTATCCACATGTGGGCAGTAAACACCTATCGGGCCCCCGTTGAACTCAAAAACTATGTCCACTTGGGCGATCTTGCGGGCGAAGGACCTCAAAAAATACTCGCGCCTTATCAAGACCATCCAAGCGTCATGGATCATACCGCTCCTCAACACGATACCCACGCCGCTCGAGCCATTTCAGCGTGATATCGAGCCTGTGTTGGGCCAACTCGCTGCCAATCAGATTCCACCCGAGAGCGTGAGCGGCCCGGCTTGTCATGCCCTTGCCGACGCATGGTTCGACGACCCACGAGCCGACAGGTGCCCATACACCTACGCATGCGCGCAGAGTCATCTCATCCTCCGACATCCCGGTCGGGTCGGTATGCAGGTCACGCATACCGAAGTGGAACAGGGCATTCGGTCTTCCCGAATAGATGACCTCGTATCTGCGACGAAGAGGCATGAGCACCACATTGCGCTCGAGCGCCCGTAGCAGGTAATCGCTGTGCGCCTCATTGATCGACTGCTCAATGAGTAGGTCAAAGGCGCCGCGCTCCACCGCGAGCCCGACCACAGAGATGAATGCATCGAGAAACCGGTCGTATGACGGGCAAGGGGCCATCTGCGCATGCGTGCGCCAGTAGGTGGCATTTCCGGGATTCCACGGCGGGTCCGAGTATACCAGTCGTACCCGAGGCGGCATCAACCTGCGGTAATCCTCTATCGTCTGCGGGTCCTCCAGATCCCGACACATCAGGATCTGCGTGCAGTCGCGGAACGTGCATCTGTAATACATCACTCATCCCTCGTAAATCGCTCAGCCATCTCTCTGGTCTCAAACACGCCGGCATTATGCCCCTGCCGGTACTCTGTGATCGCCTCTTCAGTGTTCTCGGCATCCGCAAACGGAAAGCCGGGAATCGGAATGACGCACCCATCGCCCAATCCTGGGATGGTCGAGTAATCGAAGTCGACCCCGTCAACCTGCTCGACGATCCCATGGAAACCAATCGCTTCGATGGTCTCCTCAATCTCCAACCGAAGATTATCCGGCAGAAGGGCCACTGCGCGTACAACAAGAAAACGCATACCTCACCTCTGCCAGTCATCGTACCACCGGACCATCAGGGAGAACTCAGGTAGACCCCTCTCACGCTCGATCTTACGAGCCATCCGTTCGGCCACGTCAAACTTGACGTGGTAGTAATATATGCTCCCCGACGACGTCTCGATGTACCATGCTCCTTTTTCTCTCATCACGTTTCCTTCCTGTGACTGCATACCTGTTTCGGCTGCCGGCGTCCCTTGCCCCGAGGTCTCAGCACATACTCTTCGAGGCACAAGGGGCACACATCCCAGTCCCGAGGGGGAACGGCACCGAGCACGCCGCGTTTACACATGTCCTGCACGACTCGGATCGACGTCCCGAGTCGTGCCGCAACTTCTTGAACCGTCATGGCCTAGTCTCTCGTAATCACCAACAAGTGACGAACCGGGATACCCGCGCAACTCAACCTGCTGGCATTGAGACAGAATGTCCTCCAGTCGCGGATAGAATTAAGGTGAGGATACTTCGCGACATAGGCGAACCTGGCCGCATGCTGTTCCTGTGACAACATCATTCATTCCTCCAGTTTGAGTTCCATCGGGACCACCGTCCCAAACTTCCCTGTGGCCTTGAACCCCAGCGCCTCGAGCACCGGAACACTCGAGGCGAACGCCTTGATCCGGATTACCTTGACGCCCTTGGAGCGCATGAAATCGATCCGCTCGCTCACCAGTCGACTATACAGCCCGGCACCGGCATACGGCTGCATGACGAAGATCCCGTGAAGGTGACCGGTCGTGCCGACTATGTGACAGGCGCCTCCACCGGCCACCTTGTCACCATCCAGACCGAGGAACCAGATATAGCCCTCATCGTCGTGCAGATGGGGGAACTCCTTCCGGTACGCACGACCTGCAAAGACCGGTCCCATCAAGGACCAGAACCGAGGGGACCGACCTTCGAAGCGCTCAATCTTAATCTGGGTGGCCATGATGTATCTCCGATGTGATGTGGTATGGCTTAAATATACGCTTACGTATATTCGGCGTCAACAGGAAATCACACCGAAGCGACCAACTCAGCGAATTTTTTTTCGTCCTTCATCTCGCGAAGTTTCTTGACCTCACGTCGGAATGACTGGACCACACCTTGTTTGGTGGCCAGTGCATCCATGATTCGGAGATCAATGCCAGCGTTGCAGATGATGTCGATAATCGTGACCGGCATATCCTGCCCGATCCGGTAGTTGCGATCAGCGGCTTGCTTCCTCTCGCTGTATTTGAACCCGTTGTTGTAGAACACCATGAATCGGGCATCGTTGACTGTAAGACCGCGCCCGCCACTGGACGGGGTAGCAACGAGGAACCGGGCAGGACCACGGAAGCGCTCGAGTTCTTCATCTCGTGTCGCCGCGTTCTTACCGCAGAACAGAGAGACCTGGCTTGCTCCGTAGTGAGCGTTTAAGGCGCCCATAATCCCCTGTACGTCGTAGTCGAACTTGGCCCAGATGATCACCTTCTCATCGCCTGGAATCCGCGCCAGCACGTCCTGAAGCACCTCCAGACGATAGTGTGGCAGATCGATGTGCTCCATTTCGGGACGGTCGCGCCGGTTCTCTCGCGGTGGCCGTCGATTCCAGAAGCCACAGACGATCTGCTGGAGCGCCGTGAACAGCCGGAAGATGACCCACGAGTTCATCTCGTCCGGGTCCACGTCCATCAGGAGTTCATACTTCGCCTGCTGATACGTCATCTCCTGTTGTGGTGTCATTCCGAAATATCTCGTCTCGTACAATTTCTTGGGCAAGGTCAGACATTCGTCCTTCGTCACCTGATAGGTGAACGGCGCAATCTTCGCCGCGATGTATCCGGTGTTGAGCGACCGAACGATCAAACCCGGGTACTTCTCACTGTACTCAAGATGATTCGCGGCAAAGCTGTAGAATGACCGATACCCGAGGAG